GATATATGAGACGTCGAAGATGAGTGAATCAACATCTGCGAATGCAGTCGCCCCGTTGATTTCAGAACCCTTGAAGGATGGTTTTAGACCGTGTGCCATGCTACCGTAAGTAGCATACAGTCATCGACCACGCCAAGGGTTTCCTGATACGAAAGCACTCACAGTTGTTGGACCGGGTGCATCTACAACTTCCTCGAACGGAAGTCCGTTATCCACTTCATCGAAAGATGTAGTGGCATCCTGACATGCACTGGAGAGGTCAGAGTAGGACTGCGCAAGCAACCCATTTTCCTCCGGGTTGGAGTCGTAAATCTTCTCGGCCTTTTCGAAGAAGCTCCTGTGAAGCTCAGCGAAAAGGTCCTTCAGGTCCACGGGTTCCATGGCAACAATGGCGGCTGCCACTTCCTTAATCGTCATACGGTACGACCAGCCTTGTCCTTCAGTACCATTGTGGAACTGCGAATGACGTAGTGCTTGTTGTCCAGACCGAGGAACAATGCAGACCTGCCAATACGTGACATGAGATTGCCGGTGAACTCCTTCGAGTTGCCGTTGGGGCGCTGGATGCTACCTGACACGAAGGTGCTGGAGACGGACGTCCACGCGTCTGGGTCCGAGTCCTTGAGCATCTGACCGTGAGAGGGCTCGTAGAGGTCGTAGTGCCAGCCACCACGATGGTTGGCCTTACGGCTGGAGTGAACCAGCCAGCGAATACCATCGATGCTGACCGCTTCACCAATCGTGAACTGGCCAGCCTTCTTGCCCAAGTTTTCCTCGACGTGTGCGTCAGCGGCCTTGCGCTTCTCACCCGTCAACGTGACAAGGTTACCCGTTGAAGGGGAGTCATGAGCCTTTGCCTCATCAGCAGGCTTCTTTGCCTTTGCCTTTGGCTTCTTCTTCGCAGCTGCTTCGACGATGGGCGCTGGTAGTGCATCTTCAGTCGGAAGAGGGTACGCCGTGTTGTATTCAGCAACCACAGCGTCTACACCATCAAGTGTAGGGTCTTGAGACAGCAGAGGCTCGATCAAACCACTGATCTTTTCCTTGTCATCAGCCGATAGCTCGTCACTGGCCATCTTCTCAGCAAGAGAAGCGAGGGCTGTGGCGAGGCTTTCGGTGGCAGCGCTCATCTGCAGTTCAGCGGACATGATCGTGTGCAGCGAGCTACTCACGGTCGTGATGTCACTGCGGATGGACTCAACAAGCACTGGAGGTTTTTCGCCAGCTTCCTCAGCAGCTGTGATGACTTTCTGTGCAGCTGCTCGAAGAACTTTTGCTCTGGTCTGATGATTCATCTCGTACCTCAGTAACGGAAGAGTGGGGTAGTGGCGTAGTTGTCGACCTGACCACCATTGCTGGGCTGGTCTGGTTCATCTCGTACCACAGGCAGGATTGGGAGTCTCGGATTCACGAACTCGGACAGAGCTTCGGGACCTTGATCCTGCAGACCGGGGACGGTGCGTGGGTAGCCTTCAGCTGTGTGTAGCATAGATGCAACGACGTCTGACAAGCGCTGTGCGCCCACCACGACCTCAGCACCACCCGGAGTGATATAGGGGCTAGCAATGCCTGACACTTGGCTGGTGGCCAACCACCACTCCTCTGGACGCATTTCAGTCGACGGCATGCCCATCGGCATGTACGTCGGGTTCACCCCAACGACCCAAGCATCGTCAAACGTCAGCGTCCGCTTCTCACTGCTATTGGCCGTTTTGCCTTCCTTCTTCAGGTTGGCTGGATTCCTGATGCCGAGGCTGACTGCAATCTTCGGCAGACCTTCGCGCTTGAAAACAACAGCATAGCCCAAACGGTACAGGTCGGGAGCCCAAGCTGGACGAGCCTCATCTTGGATGATCTTCCAGAGAGGATTCTTCATGTCCTTGTCGTTCTTCTCTTGGTCGTCTGACTGAGCAAGGAAGTGGGCAATACGAGTTCCCACAAGTGGGAAGCTGATCTTCTGTGGCTTGCCATCCTCAGTGAGGGGGCGAACGTATAGGACGTACCAGTTAGACATGCTTCACTTCTCTCTTGCAGGCAACAGTCAAGATTGTGCTACGACATGGTGAATGACCTTCGTAAAGGCATCCTTCGCAATCGCAGGGTGATGTGCAATCGCGAAGAGGATAGCATTCCCCAAAGCGCCTGTTGATTGTGGGTCTTTGATCACTCGACAGAAGATACCGACCTCGCCTAGTTCAAGACCGTCTGATGTTGCGTCTGGGGCTGGTATCACGCACTGGAAGCTTGCTGCCCTGCTGTTGGGTCTCAGTATGCAAGCTTCGCGGAACTCCCACGTGAGTGGTCCAGCAGATGTTGCAGCTGTGGCTAATGGTGCTTCGATGATGACGCTCGTTGCCGAGACCCACTCGCGAATGAACCAAGTGCCATTCAGACCTGTGTCAACAGAGCCACCAACATTCAGCCAACGCCTTGCTGTCGTGTTCGGGACGGCAAGCAGACCATTCACCTGCACGATACCCGGAGCTAGGAGCACCGCAGACGCAGCAGCGCCTGACAGGAGAAGTCTACCCATCCGTCTCACACCACCAACAGCTGCAGTGAGTGCCGTGTCTGTCTGCACCACTGGCAGTGCGATTGTGGGGTCAAGTGTGTCGAAGCCGTGAGTACCAACCATGAAATGCCAATCACCTAGTGCCAAACCGCCAAGAGCACGAGCATTGTACTGTCGGGCGATGGCAGTGAGGGAGGCGGTGATTGTTGTCATGATGATCTCTTTGAGTGTCTGACAAGGATGCCTCGAACGCAATCTGCGTTATGACGTTCAAGCCAGACATCCTCGGGGCAGAGGTAATTCCAACGACCAAGTTCAAGAAGGGCCGACCGCGCCCTGTCATTGGAGTTGTGCAGCACTACACCGCTTCCTTGTCGGAGCGTGGCCTCGTGACTTGGATGCCACAGTCGGCGAACTCGGCTCACATCTTCATCTTCCGTGACGGACACGTCGTGCAGATGGTGTCCTTTGCCGACCAAGCGTATCACGCTGGTGACAATGCGGGTCTATGGCTCGGGAAGCCACAGCCTGCGAATGTGAACAGCTTCACCATCGGCATCGAGAACTGCAACGTCGGTTGGCTGCTCAAGGGCAAGGATGGCAAGTTCTACATGCCGAAGTTCGAAGCTGGGAAGCCCGTGACGCTGGGGACGTTGTACCAAGGGCCTGCACCACAACAGGCGAAGGGTAGTGATGGAGCCATGCGTTGGTGGGAGCCCTACAGCGACAAACTTGTGGCCTCAAACATCGCTGTCATGAAGCGCATTGTCGAGATGTACCCCGCAGTCACGAGGACTAACATCGTCTTCCACTCTGACGTCTCTCCCAAGAGAAAGACCGACCCCGGTCCGCTTTGGCCACATCAGTACGTGCTTGGTGAAGTCTTCGGCTCATCGAAAGTAGCGGCACCAGTGCTGGCCACTTCGAAGGGCGTTGAAGCCAAGGAAGAAGTGATCAGCGATGTTGGACGAGGGAACAACATCGATGCTTCTGCTGAAGAGCACTACGACTACGCGAATGAAATGTCGATGATTGACCCCGTCGAAGACGGGATGTGCATCGAGAAGTGAGCTTACTCCAGAAGCTTCCTTGCTTCGGCGAGACTGAGGCCAGTAGTGATACTGGAACCAGCCCGCTCCCTCCGCACAGCCCAGACCTCGTCGAAGGTATCGACTGACAAGCCGAGTACTTCCGGGTCGTGGGCAATCAGGAAGATGGATTCAAGGTCCGGACACCTGTCACGCAGAGTCGGGATGAGTCTCTGCACGACAAGCAGCTTGCCGTCTGGTCTGAGGTTGGTGAACGGTTCATCCCAGAACATCACGTTGGTTGTCCGTGGGCTGACTTCACGCAGAGCAGCTACGGACGCCAACGTCAGTCGCTGGCGCTGGCCACCAGAACCCTGCAGCGGCTGAATCCAAGGTTCGTGCGTCCCTGTCTTCATCTCAACAATGAGCTTGGAGAACGCGTCATCAGTGCTGAGACGCAACTCAGCACCCTCGTACTGGCCAACGGCAATGGTCGACACGTACACAGGCAACACGAGTTCGAGCACAGACAAGCAAGACCGAACCTTGCCTGCTCTGTATGCAGTGAAGTAGGGAATGATTTCGTCTTCGTACTGCTTCAGCGACAAGGTGAATTGAGCGTATTCATTGACCTTGTCGTCGAGTTCCTTCTTCTGCTTCTGAAGTGCCTTGTATGTAGCGCGGGTTGACGTGACCCGGTCCTTCTCTTCCAGAGCATCGTTGTATTCGACGACCCAGTCGGCTCTGTTAGCCCTGATCTTTTCGATGGCTGGTGCAAGGCCGTCTAGGTCGACGTCTTGAAGGGAGCGCTCAAGCGTCGTGACTTCCGTGTAGACGTTCTTGACTTCGTTCGCATCAGCAATGAATGTCTTCTCGCCACGCTGCTTCTCTTGTAGGGAAGCAAGCTTCTCAGCAGAGGAGTCCTGAGTTTCCGTTGGCTTCTCAGGCGACCTCTCATTGATTACAGCCAGCCGCTGCTTGGCAGCATTGAGACCGGACTTGGCTTCTTCTACCTGAAAGTAGTAGCCGATGATGTCGTCTAGATGGTCGATGGCCTCATCAATGGTCTTGAGGGTGTCGAGCCCCTCTGGCAGGTGGTTGGTCAACTCAGTTGATGCATCGAGCCACATGCCTTTGGCTTGTTTCCTCAGGTCGTTTGACGTGTCCCGTAGGACCTCAATGTCCACTGCATGAGAACAGGTTGGGCAGTCCACGGTACCGTGGCCACCGCCAAGCTTAGCTTGGAGCTTTTCGATCTTGGTAGCTTGCGCCTCAGCGGCAGAAGCTGAAGCAACAAGTTCACGCCATGGGGTTGAAACGTCTTTACCATGTTGAAGAGTGCGTAGACCCTTGCCTTTTGCCTCGATCAACAAAGCCTTGGTCTTCTCACATAGGCCCAGCTTCATCCTTTCTGATTGCCCCTCTAGGGCAGTCAGTGCAGCCTGCTTCTTCTCCACTGCCTTTGAGGCGACACGCTGGTCCTCGATGAAGTCGTCATAGGTTGCCCATGCTTTCTTGAGCGACTTCACCTTGGCCGACAGGTCTGCAATTCGCTCGTTGAGAGAAGCCAACGCGGTCTCGGCCTCCTTGGCAGCCGTCGCCGCATCTGCCGCTGAGGCAACGCCAAGACTCTTGCACAGGGCCTTGTACCGCTTCGTGGCTGCAGCATGGTCTTCTGCTGTGTCCATCAAGGTGACGAGACGACCAGTCTCCTGATTCGCATTCTGAATCTTCTTGTTCAGCTGCTCAACAACAGAGCTTACATCCTCGCTGGATGGCAGAGACGCTATCTCTTGCTGCATGTTCTTCAGCTGCTGGTCAACGTCCAGCAACCTCTGCTTGATGCCCAGTGACCCGGTGACCTTTGTCGTGAGTTCCTTGGCAGTGCCCAAGGCTTCGTTCACAAGGTCGTCGCAGAAGGACAGACCGAAGACGTTTGTGATGTACTCCTTCTTCTCGGAAGGAGTACCTGCCATCAAGTCGTGAGTCGCGCCCTGCGAGATGTACGTTGTACCCAGCCATTCCCCGTAGGAGATTGGAGCCAATCGGTTGACGAACTTCCGTGCTTGTGGCTTGGTTGTCGGCTCTTCATCGGCCTCACCATCGATCTTGATGATGTATCTGGAGGCCAGCTTCTTGTGCTTGAACGCCTGAGTGATGTCCACTTCACGTGACCGGGCACCGACACCACTATCGAATACCAGATTGCCTTTGTACCCAGTGAGACCATCGACGAGATTCTTCTCAGCGAGAGCAGCGTCACGTAGTCGTGGTGCTCCCTTGCCGAACAGGATAGTCGTCGGGATATCGGGGATAAGTGTTTTACCTGCCCCCTCTTTGCCTTCGATGAGGACCAAGCCACGCTTCTCAAGGGGGAGGATACCCGTGTCGGTCTTGTAGGATCCTGCTCCTTCAAAGCGGAGTGACTTGAGGCGCATGATAGCTTTTTTTGCCATGACCCGACTGTGTCCCATACTGTGCCGTCGTCGTCAACGCTTGATGCATCCTGACGTATGAGGTTCTCAATGGAAACACTAATCCGCCGAGTCATCTTCAGAGCAATGCCAATTTCACCAGATGAGCGTCAAGCTTTCGAGACGTTCAACAAGCTGCTGAACGCCAAGCTCAAAGATGTCGAGAACGACCTGCTTTCCAGCGGAACACCCATCACCAAGGTGATGGAACTCAGAGAGCTTCTCGACAAGATTCCGGGTCTCTGGACCTGATAGCTGAAGGTACTGCCATGGTTGACTCCGATGTCTCTGTTGCCGCGTTGTACGAACTCGCGGCCCTGTTCGGCAATAAGGCTAGCCTGCCGCTTCGAAACATCAACAAGGAGTCTGCTGACTACGTCAGTGGTATGGCTGTTGATGAGTTGGTGGTCGTCGCGTGGCCAGTGATAATGAAGTCACTAGCCATCCAGCAACCATCAGGCAATCCTAGCCCCGACGGCCTTTACTGAAGCAGACACCCAGACTTCTCCGTCAGGAGGAGCTTCGGACAAGTTGAGGCTTTCCACATTGGTCTTCTCGAAGCGGAGCTTTCGAGGGATGTCATTGTAGACAGAAGCTGGTGCGGCCTTGTCTCCAAAGATGTCAGCTGGGTACTCGTCAAGTCGGTACTGTACCGTTGGGAACACGATACGGCTGCTGCTGTGCTCGGATACGAACTCGCGCAGAACCTCGAACTCCAGCATCGAAAGCTGCTTGTCGTCCTCATTCGCGCGTTCCTTGATGACGTCGCGGATGTAGTAGTTCGTCTCCTTGGACATTGGACCACCAAGAGACATTGCGTGCTGTACATCTGGCTGACGAATATGTCGTGAGCCAACTGCCCAGAACATGTCCGTCTGTACTTCATGCACCCACAACGTGTTGTCGTCCAACTCGGAATAGCGCACCCAAGAGAGGATGATCTTGCCCGGAACAACTGGATGACCGGACATCTCAGCCTTTCCATTGTACTGTTTAATGAACCCAACAGCGCTCTCTCCCCATGCAGAAAATAGACGGTTGACGTCTGCTTCTGGTACAACAAGTCCAAACACTTTGTTGTTTGGCAGGATGCTGTCTTTGTCCGTCCATGGGAGCTTGGCAGTCTCGGCTGCGCTCAGGAGACCTTCAAGCAGATGCCTCGGCTTGTTGTCAGGCACAACGACATCAGAGCTTGAGATGTCGTCCTCGGACACCACAACGTCTTTCTTGGGCTGCTTGGTCTGCATCCATAGCTTGAACCAAGGAGTGCTGCCTACTCGTGACTTCTCGATCTCCCTGACGGTCATGGTGCCGTTGGGTGCTTTGCGGATCATGCGGATGATCGCAAGCTGGTCGCCAGACATCTTTGTGATGGCCGTGACGACGGAAGCCGACTTGAACGAGGCGTGCGCTGGCATTGAAACCGGACCACGCTTGTCGGGCCTGAGATTGGGAGAGAGTGGGATCGTGACTTCCTTGCCGGAAGGAAGAGACACGCTGACGTGCCTGACATCGAACCACGTGTTCACGTCCGTGAACCTGCCCACAGCGAGAGAGGACATGCGCTGACGGTCCTTCTCGGACTGGTCGTTGGGTACGTAACACCAAGTGCTGTGCGGGTTGTAGTTGAATGTCTGCTTGCAGTCGAAACCGAGAACTGAAAGTTCCCGCTTCAGGAAGTTATGCAGCATGGTCAACTGGCCGTTGGGGTCGTCCTTGACGGAGAACCAGAGCGCCTTTGTACCTGACTCGCTGTCACCAAAGTCCTGAAGTCCCTTGTGCGTTTGCAGGGTGACGCGGAAGGGAGCTTGACGCTTCAGTGCTGCACGTAGGCCAAGAAGGAACTCGTCTACCTTACCGGGTGTGAATCCATCACCAGTGAGGTAGAGCAGGGTAATGTGTGGTTCCTCGTTATGCCGCTCGTCGTCAGGTGGATAACGTGACGCCAGATTCTTTGGGATCTTGATCGTCAGAACAATGGGCTTCGCCTCTTCAACTTTTGGAGACACGAGGTGGTCAGCGGCCAACAGCTTTGCTGCTTCTTCCATCGCAGACCGAACAGCGATGGGAACCGCCCTCGTTGACAGCCGGTCTGCCAGTGCGTCGGCACGAGCTTCAAGCCTCTTCTGGGCAAACGTCGTTTGCACTGAGGCGATCTCGCCAGACGAGAGGAAGCTTGGGATGGTGATACGGCTCATTCATCAGGTTGCTCAACGACTTAGGCGTTCGCCACACCTTCAGTTGTAGGTGCAATCGAAGCGGCTGCGCTCTGGGTCACGGTTCTCGGACCAGAAGATCTGGTAAGGAAACAGCACACCATAGAAGTTATGGAAAGGCTCCTTCAAACCGGACCAAAAAACTGCCGGGTAACATTTGGTCAGTTCAACAACATATGACTGGAGCACGGTGTCAGCAGTTGCCTGACGGGAAAGAATAGTGTTGTGCAGGATGACGAAATAGCATTCATCTGAGTTGGTGCCCTTTTCATCCAGACACTTGATCTCCTTCTGCCTACCCATGGCGTGTTTACCCGCCTTACAGAGGTACCCCGTTCGATCTGGCAGTGCGAGATCCACTGATGCCGCACAGACAGATACCAACTCGTCGAAGGCCAGCGCCGATGCCTTGTAGGTCCGCCAGTCATGCATGGTCCAACGACCCACTGCCTCCACGCAGCGGGGGTAGTCGTCTGAGTACTGGACGTGGTCGTTCACAGTCTTGGCCTTGTTGCTGAGGCAGAACTGCTTCATCTGCTTGAGTTCGACGGCATCACCCTGCCACACATTGGGGTCTCGAACTCCATACGTCTTCTTGTACCAAGGGTTCCCTTTGGAACGGAGAGCAGCAGTGTAGTCCTCTTCCATACCTTCTTCTGTTTCAGGGGCGACGAAGGTGTCCTTCGTCGGTCTATCCCTGATTCCCTGCCAGAACGCAGGGGAATCACGCTCCACCTGAGTCATTGCCTTCTCCTCCTTCAGGAGCCAGTCGGGCACCACCCAGCGGTCCTCGACGGCGAAGGCGGTACTACTGAAAAGGAGAAGAGCTACAAGCGCATGTCTCATAGCCCTAACACTAGGCATCGATTATGGTGCAGTCAATAGCTACTTTACTGCAACATGTCGCAGGTCACAGTCATGATTTCACGTTTGCGGCCCGGAAGCACTGAGCAGTGGATGCTGACTTGAAGCTCGTTTGGCTTGGTCACAACATCCCCCACGTGAAACGTCGCAACTGTATCATCTGAATCGGACGAGATGAAGCGCCGATATTTGCAATAAGTTGTCTTGAGGGTGTGGTGACTTGCCAAGATATCAAATCTGACACTGGCTGGAGCACCAGCATCGATGAGTTTCTTAGCTACTGAATCGAGGACATTTGAGATGTTCATCTGACTTTCCAAGAGGTGTGCCCCCTAGTCACGGGGACGGATAGTGTGGGTACAAAGCAAGGCTCGTCTGCGGGGCACTGGTCACAGCGACTCACGTCGTCGTTACCCAGCTGGTCGAAGGTCAAGGGACCAGCGGCTACCTCGTTGGCCACGAGGCAGTCTGGCAGCACCTTTAGACATAGCTTGCATTCAACATCAATCAGTTTCACCTGCTGTCTCCTTTGTTGGCCACGTCTCGTCAATGGCGCCTTTGCTGTATTCGGTCACTCGTCCTTCAAAGAATCCTTGAAACTCCTTGCCGGACAGGGCGTCTTCCACCCAAGGAAGAGGGTTCTTCTGAATGTCATAGATTGGCTTCAGGTCCAGACCACGAAGGCGAAGGTCGGCGATGTATCGCACGTATGCCTTGACGTCCTCTGGCTTCAAGCCTTCAACGGCACCCATGGAGAAGCAGGTGTCGATGAAAGCATCCTCCATGTTCACCACGTCGCGGCAAGCGGCATAGATGCTGTCGCGGTGCTCCACCGTCTGCAGTGTTGGGTTCTCAGCAACCAGAGCCTTGTACAGGAGGCTGATGCTGTGTGAGTGCAGGCTCTCATCCCGCTGAGACCAAGCCACGATCTGGCCAAGCCCACGCATCTTGTTGATTCCAGCACGCTGGAAGTTCAACAGGATGGCGAAGCTCGCGAACAACGCAGTACCTTCCATGAAGGCACCGAAGACAGCCAGAGTCTTTGCGAGGTCGTCTAGGCTGTCTGACTTGAAGCCATGCAGGTATTCGTACTTCTTCCGCATCGAATCGTAGAGCAGGAACTCGTTGTACTCAGTCTCTGGCAGACCAAGCGTGTCGATCAGGTAGCTGTAGGCATGGACGTGAATCGCTTCCGAGGCAGCGAAGGACGACAGCATCATTCCAATTTCTGGAATTTGGAACACGGGCATGAGCCGGTTCTGATAGTTGTTGCTGACCTCCAGATCGCCCTGAGTGAAGAACCTCAAGACCTGCGTCAGGAGGCTCTTGGCTTCTGGTGTCAATGCACGGTAGTCACGCACGTCCTCGGTCATGGGTACTTCAGTGGCGAGCCAGTGGCTCTGCTGCTGAAGCAGGTAGGCGTCGAAGGCCCACTGGTATTCGAATGGGCGAAAGCTGGGTCGTGGTGTTAGTAGTGGCATGTTTCCTTCACTGGCAGACGGCGCATTCTTCGTATGCGAGACGGTCTTGGATGTTGGTTTGTGTGTGGTTATCAGCGTTGGATGAGATGTTCGTCGACTGAGCTTTGGCTTCACCACGGAAGTAGTACAGACCCTTCACGCCAGCTTTCCACGCGAGCATGTGAACGTCGTGCAGGTACTTCGCCGAGTACTGCCCGTTGGTGTTGTAGCCGAAGAACAGGTTCAGGCTTTGACCCTGAGTGATGTATGGCTGACGGTCAGCTGCTTGCTGCACGATTTCTCGCTGGTTGATTTCTGACCCAGTCCTGAAGACCTTCCTGTCGTCGTCAGATAGGAAGGCAAGGTGTTGCACAGAACCACCAGTAGCATGGATCGACGACCAAGTCTCTGGTGTGTTCATCAGAGGGTACTTCTTGGCGAGGAGGTCCTTCAGGTAGGGGTTCTGCATCTTCACGCGACCAGTCAGTGACTTCTGAATGAAGGAGTTGGAGAGCGGTGGTTCAACGGAGGCAGCGTTGGCGCCTGCAATGAATCCAATGCTGGCTGTCGGGGCTACAGCGGAGTAGTTCACATTCCTGACGAGGTGCTCAGGAGGCATGACCTTCTTGATGACCCAAGAGCCGAGTTTGGTACCAACCAGCTTGAGCGCGATGACAGCGGGGACGGTGATGCGAGCAAGCAGCGGGGAGGCGAGGATGGCGTCTGGGGCAGGACCACGCTCAAGAGCCAGTCTCTCCGTCGCCATTTTGGTGTACTTCCCGAAGTCACGGAAGCGCAGCTTGTTGTGGACACGAGCTTCAACACTCTCGAATGGGATGCCGAGCTTTTGAATGTAGTCGAACCAACCCATGACACCCAGACCGATGTCGCGGCCACGGGACGCTGAGTGCGTTGCACGAGCATAGTCTGGACCAGCGGTGGTGATGAAGTTGTCCAGAACGTTGTCCAGACCTTTGGACATCAGGTACACGAGACGCTCTTCATAAGAAGCCCACTCGTCGTAGCGAGCGTAGTTCAATGAGCCGAGGCAACACACAGCTGTGCGACCAGATGGGGTTGGCCGACCACGAAGATGGTCCCAGAACTTCTGGGCAACCACCTTGCCCATTGCGAACACGATGAGCATGATCTCGATGCAGAGGTTCGAAGTGAGAACCTTGAAGCCAAGCTTCTTGTTCACTTCTGGCTGCATGCGATTCACGGTGTCGATGAACAGGATGTAGGGCTCACCTGTTTCGACTCTCGTGATGACGATCTTCTTCCACAGTTCGTAGGCGTCAATGGTCTTGACCACCTTGCCATTCTTGGGGGAAATCAGGTTGTATGGCTTGTGACCCTCGACAGCCTTCATGAAGGCATCGTCAATCACCACGCCATGGTGCACGTTGAGGCACTGACGCTCAACTGCTCCTTTTGGCCGACGAATGTTGAGGAAGTCTTCAATGTCAGGGTGACTCACCTGCATGTAGACAGCACCAGAACCAGAGCGGCCCGTTGACTGCTGCTTGACGGCGTACGTCTGAGAATCGAAGCTCTTGATGAATGGGATGGGGCCTGTGGCTGAACCACCACCACGGATGCTGGCTCCTTCCTCACGGACATAGCCGAAGTAGGAACCGATGCCTCCACCACCAGCTGCAAGTGCTGAGTTCTCTGGAAGAAGCTCTTTGTAGATGCCGTTGATCGAATCGTCAGCAGCTGACAGGAAGCAGCTGATCAGCTGACCACGTGAAGTGCCAGCATTCGTCAGCACAGGAGTGGCGAACATTGCGTGCTGCAGGGACAGGATGTCGTACAGTTCCTGAGCATAGGCACAGGTGCTCTCGAAGGCCGACCGCTCAATGACCTTGTTGCTCTTGTGAGCACAAGCCACACCAGTGGCTACGCGTGCGAAGAAGTCCTGAGGACACTCGCAGATGTTCCCCCTGCGGTCCTTGAGGAAGTACCGGTCAAGCAGAGTCTCAAAGCCGAAGAAGGTCAGCCTGTCGTCACGGCTCTGGTCCTGAACAATGGACTCCTGCACCTTACGGCTGGTTGTGAACTCTGGGCTGTCCCAAGACCGCCTGACACCAACGTGCTCACGGTGAGCAAGCAGTGCGTATTGCAGAGCCTCCACCATATCGACGCGGTTCAAAGCAGAGATGATCTGGTCCTTCAGGGACATGATGTTTCCTCCATCAGCCATGTTTTTTTCCTCTAAAGTCGAAAGAAAAACTGCAAAGCATAGCCGTCTGGTGGACGGCTCGTTTGCGGGTAAGTAGAGAGTGGCTTGAAAGCCACTCGGTTGGTCAGGTCTTACTCTTCGCCTTTTTACCCTTCGACTTCACAGTCGTTGGAAGCTCTGGAGGCGGTGTCCAAGAGTTGGCGGTGCTGGCTGCAGTTGTCGATGCAGATGCGGTTGTGCCCTGCAAAAACTGGCAACTATCGAAAGGTGGAATGATCATCGTGAAGTAGAGGAAGTCTCCACTGTACAACTTCAGGTTGAACTCTGCTACTGCGTGGCCAGTCCGGTAGTCGGGGTCGCGCACAGAGCACAGCTTCGCGAAAGCGCTATGCATTGCAAGACCAATGTCGGAGTCGGCGTAGTCGAGAGCCTTCTTCCAGAAGTCCTTGGCCTCTGCTGGGAGCTTCTTGGTGACGGTCTGAGTGACCGTGTTCCTATCAATCATGCGAAACAGGTACTTGCAGTATGTTGTGACTACGACGCCGAAGAAGGTTGGGTCTGGAAGCGTCTGCTTGATTTCGGTCAGCAGCCGCTGCGACCCTGATTCTTCAACGTCCAAGGGGGCTGGAATCCTGCTGGTCGTCTCCAGAACAGAAGGACGGCGTGGCCCTAGGGTCGTCAGTACCTTCTTCAGGAGGCTGACTTCCAGCGCTTGGGACGGAGATTCAACAAGGGTGTTCATCTCCTGCGGGGTCAGGTGCTTTGGCATCGCCGAGGCATCTGCCTCCTTCACGTCAGCAATCTGGACGCCCAGTTGGGTGCGTAGGTCCGATAGGTTCTGCAGGTCATCAAAGATGAGGATGCTGTTGAACTTGTCCTGATTCTTCAGGACTTCTTTCAGAGAGGTCACACCAAACACGAAGCACACGACCTTGCGGGCGTCGGCCTTCTTCTGGTCAAGGAACTCTTTATACCGTACAAGGGACTTGGGGGTGTCTGCATAGACAACGGTGCGCCACCTGCTTGTATCGATCATGGACATGGCTGCGGTGGGGTTCATTACAGCGAAGCTGGAGATGGCCATTTTTGTACCTTCAAATCAAGCAAGTCGTGAGGTCGACAAGTCGATGAGTGACGACGTCAGACGGGCTCGAAGCTTAGCATCGCTCAGAGAGATTGCCAAGCCCTGTCTTGCTGACTTCAGTGGGACATCAAATGCCACAAGCATGTCCGTCGGGGATGCGTACACTTTGTCGATGATTTCTGAAGCTCGCCGACCTTCAGTCTTCAAGCTTGGGTTGAGGAAGCTGACGATGGGCGAGCCACGAGATACGGTGTCGTCATCGAAGAGCGAGCTAAGCAGCACTTTACTTGCCCTCCTGATACCACGCTGCCGGATGACCAGCAGTCTCCACCACCACTCCAGCGGTCCTTCGGCGTCTTCCAGTTCGCGTTTCTTGGCCGACTTCCAGAACTCTTTGTGTCCCTTGTGCCGCTCGTTCAGGATGATGGGCATTGACCGACGCTCAACAGCGTCAGGCTCGATGGCCATCAAGTCACAGAGCCTCTGCCACGTGACTCCAGAGCCCGCAGACGGACGTAGCGTGATGGAGGTATGCGGGAGCACACCAACTTCCCCCGGTGTACCCATACCGAACTCGGTGAGGTGCAACTGCGGTATGTCCAGCCACTGGAACCAAAGCTCTGTAAGGGCTGGGTGGGAACGCTGCATCGCTCCGATGACGCCAATCTGGACTGGTCGCTGCTCTTGAATGGCCATGACTCTTCATGGCTGAAGGAGGGGCGACGGTCAATCCCAATCCGGGTCTAGTACCATGCCGTGGTCCTCAGCTACGAAACCAGCAGGCCACAGAGTTCCTTGCCTGTTGTGCTTACCTGTCTTCGAGTATGTGGCTCCAGTCAGGATAGTTCCAGTCAGATTGGCGTCTGTGAAGTTTGCACCTGATATGAAAGACCTGTCAGCAATGCATTTGACAGATTAGCTTTCCTGAAGTCAGAGTCAACTGCCGCCAATCCTTTCAAGTTTGCACCAGTCAAATCAGCAGCTAGGAATGAGGTTGACATTGCCATGGCGTCTTGGAGAACTGCTCCAGCGAGGTTCGCACCCTTTAGGCGAGCTTCATCCATCGTTGCCTCAATCAGAGTTGTGTTCTTCAAGTTTGCGCCTCTGAGCGTAGCACCTTCTAGGTGTGCTCGAAGTAAGTTGCAGTTGCTGAGGTTTGCACCTGTCATATCTGCTTCTTTGAAGTCACAGTCTGGCAAAACACTTCCGGACAGGTCAACGTTGGTTAGGTCAATACCTCTGTATATAATTTGTTGAAACTCTGTCTTCGACAGCTTCGACAAGTTCTTGATGTCCTTTGGCGGCTTACCAGCCATAACCAGTGCCATGACATCGTCTGGGTACTTGTTCTCCACGAACTCGATCAGGTACGGCTTCATATCATCAGTTGGGTCGGTATTGCCCTCTCCAAACATTTGCTGGAACGCTTCACTCGCATACTCCATAGTGATAAGTGATTCACCATCTTTCGTGCGCAATGAGTAGATGATTGACTCGCCTGCTTTGACTGCGTCACAATATGACCCGACACAGTGCTTCATGACGTCACCCTCACGCTTGAGGGCCTCGTCTGTCTTAAGTTCCACTACCTTGTGACCGTCCGCGAAGCGGTACACCACTGGATTGGCATCAGAGTCTTCTTTGCTCTTACGTTTGGCATTCGGGACGTAGTCCCGTGCTTGGTTGATGGTGTCTTCCAAGCTCAGCTTGTTCAAGTCGGTCTTGGTCTCCTTGGCCCAGAGACAGACAGACCGGAACTGGTTCTGTATCCACATGTTCACGGTGTAGTTCGAATCCTTACCCAGCCTTGTTGCCAGCCAAGGGATGTATGGGTCAACGAGGTCATTGCCTTGGAGCTTATCTGAGAAGCGTTCGAGTATGGCGTCAGAGTCTTTCACTCTGACCCGATAGTCCGGGTCGTCGGGCTTGAACTCTGTCTTCCACCTATCCAAGCCGATGGCATTGAATACTGTAACGAGGACACTGAATTTGACTTCATTACTCAGCTTCGGCCAAACGAACTTCAGCCGCTTCTCAGTGGAGGCACTGAGGGCGGTGGCTGCTTCAAGCAGAGCTTGAGCTACAAGCTTCTTTGTCGAGTTGTCCATGGTCATTCCTGCACCCTCTACGTATCAGTCTGCGTTGTAGTACCATGAGTTGTGACCATCTGACGCGGTCGAAGGCTCCATGATATCAACCTTCAAGACCTTCGCCTTCGCCGGGTCGAACACTACGACTTCTGGTACACCGCCCACCAGATCGCCGCCACAGAACACCACGGCATCATAGCCATCGGCCTTGGCCTTACCCGCCTCCACCTTCGACTTTGTAACCAGTACTCGGCCCAGACCAGACACCTCGACCGTGTAGACCTTCGGACGGTACTCCGACGAGTTCAATCCCACGCTATCGAGGTTATCGAACAACCACTCTGGAGTGCCTTTGGTTGCGCCACTCCATAGGTCAAACAGCGTCTCATCGTCCTGTGTCGCTGTGAATCGCGTCCCTTCAATATACTTCGCTAGGTCCATGAGCGTATTCGGGTCAACACCCTCTGTCATCTGCTCAAGTGCCTCTGGCCCGTTGCGAGCGTTGGGGAACGCTGCCTTAGCATCCGCGTATAGGCTGTCCCATACATCTCGCCCCTCGTGAACCAGCCGGGTCAGTGTTTCACCCGCCCCACGGTTCTTATGGAGAAGGTCAGTGACAACCACCGCAGGCAATAGTGAGTTCCTTGCTGCATCGGCGTACTGCTCTGCGACGACCCGCTGGGGCGTCAAGAAGACGCCGGGGGCTTTGTAGAACTGATTGATGAGTTCATGCCGAATGTATGCTGTGTCAAATCTATGAAACTGTCTGTTCGTTCCATGGTACAATGTCCCAGACCCGGTTCGTACGAGTTCGTCCAAGCCGTAGGATTCGAGGTGGCAGTCATCAGTGGAAGCAGACAAAGACAGCGCTGCTTCAAGCAGAGCTTGAGCTACAAGCTTCTTTGTCGAGTTGTCCATGGTCATTCCCCTACAACTCTGAACCCTTTGAGGAACACTGCATTCGAAAATCCTCCGGGTGGAACTAGAACCCTTACTCCCAGTGTCCTTGGAACGCTTGTTGTTGAGGCAAGCGAGAATCGTCCGATGGCTGAGACCAGACCTGTAGCTGGTCCAGAGAAACTTGACGGTGTTGCCGTTACGACTTCACCATCTTCAGATGTCACCGTGGACAACGAACGGACCACAGTTCCAGACGTGAAGCTCTGGAGAAGAAACGCCGTCTGAAACTGCACTGCGCTGAAGATGGTTCCAACGATGATGATTTCACGCAGGCCGGTAGCAGGGTCCACCAGTAGTACACGTTCGCCAGTCGTCAGATTGGCTGTGCTGACCACTGGAATGGTCACTGGTGCACCAGCCGCTGCTGCCCCATTCAGGGTCGTCTGGGAGGTCTGGAAGCCCACTGTGGCCCCCACAGGCAGGGTGCCGTACACATCGATGCTCCTAGCACGCGGCGTGGACGGTAGCTGAATCGTAAAGTTGAACGCCTGAGCGCTCACCATGGAAGAGTTCACCAGCAGAAGACCGGTGTTGTGCGGCCCAGACAAGTGGCTCACGCGCTGCTGTGTGATGTTTGGACCATTGGTTACGTCGCACATATCAGCGAAAGGACCGGTAATCCATCCAGTCTCAGCCTGAAGTGTAGACAGCACGGATCCGGTCTTCAGTTGCTGCGGTAGCTCGAACATCGAGGCATCGAGTGGGAAGCCAATCTCGTATCGAATCCACAGCAGGGCAAGCGAGTTCGTGTTGGGGTCACCGAAAGAATCGAACCTTCCTTCCCTCAACGTGTATGAAACTGGTGAGCCACCTGTAGCCTGAATGTCACCATGGTCGGCTGTGAGTGTCAGGTCAACGAAACCAGATACTGCCACGAGGGTTGGGATTGAGACGCTGTCGATCGCAGCGGACTCCACTACAAGGACACCGTTTGGCAGCAGGAATGCACCACTGCTCAAGCTCACTGTTGCTGGCCCGGTGACCACGGGTGACATGCCGTCATAGATACCCGGTGAGAATAGGCGCGATGTCAGCGTCTTGGTCTTGCCCTGAGTGAGGGTATCGCCGAAGTTATAGACTTTCTGCTGCGTCATTCATCACCACTGTTCAGCAAGGATTCAATAGCAGAGGTTGCATCACGTACTCGACGCAGCACCTCTTTATCCTGAGACGTTACGTTCTTGTCCCGGTAGGCGGCAATCACCTTCGACGTGACGTCAGCCAATCGGGAAAGACCAGACACCATCTCTCGGGCTGGGAGTGTTTCATCAACGGCCTTACGGCCCTTCTTGTGACGCTGGTCGATGATCGATGAGACCTTGGCCAACGCGTACAGGACTTCTTCATTTGGAAGAGCAGAGCCAGAGATAGACGCAGACCTCAGGATCGATTTGGCGACGTGAGTTACGAGGCCCCAGTCACGGTTCGTGAACGAGGTTTCGTTCTTCTTACGTTGGCGAGAAACGACAGCTTTGGCCTTTGACCAAGCCTTTTCTTCAGCAGGGGTTTCGATCCAGCTTGGCATGCGACACGCTCTTGGAAAGAGTGTTCTTTTGCCCAAACCAGCGTCGTCAAGTCAGAGCGTGTTTCCTACAGCTTCATCTCAAAGACCAAGTTCCCGCAGTCCCAGATCCTGTCCCAGCCGTTGGCCCTCATATTCTCGACTTCAGTCAAGGAGTCGTCAAAGACAGCGAGCTTGTCTTTGAGCTTGTGCTTCTGGAATATAACACGTGAATGAAGGTCATTGGGTGAGTCAGGGCGGAAATAGAAGTAGTTTGGGTTAGATGTTCTTGTCAGTTCGAAGCCAGATTTGGCGTACATGTTGCCCGATGACCAGCGCCGGTCAGCGAAAGAAATGAGATGTGATAGGTTGTAGTTACGGCGGAAGTGTGTCAACAGTTTTGAGAAGCCTCCAACTACAGTTGTGTGCATCACGTTGGCAAACCGTAGAAGCTCGAACGAGCCCTCTGCAGCGCCATAGCGTGGAATACCGAACGTGGCAATTGCTACGAGTTGGCCTTGGTGGTAGCAACCGAGTTTTACGCGGCTGCCAACGGTACCTTGTAGATGATTGCTGTTGAGGAAGGCTGCGGCTTCCGCAGTCGGAACCTCCCGTACTTCAGTATCTCTGGCCATTATTCTATTCTTTGTGGAGCCAATCCTGTGCAGTAGCATGCTTTGTACTAGATCTTGACTTGTGTGCCATTCATTACTGAAGACACGCACAGCACAAATGCCGTTGTCGTCTAGTACCTGCATGGCTTGAGTTCGAGCGTACCTCGTCATTCCCATAAGTTCAGAAGTTGTTTGAATGTCGTCGAATATGATACCAATCCTTTTGCTTGGTACCAACGCGTCTAGCATCACACCACCAATACGCTGATTTCGCTCGATAGACTGGTGGGCTGCAAGGAAGCTCTGAATATCATAGACTTCACTGGGTCTTGTTTTGGCGGTGTGGGAACGTTGTGCGTTCTCCCGTCGTGATATCCAAGCAAGATTGCTTGCTCTTGGATCTTGTGGATTTTCATTCAGATGACCCACTATGTAGCTTGGGTCGATTGGTGGTGGGAGAAAATAGTCGGCAACCAGCCGGTGTAGCATGAAACTTTTGTAACCAAGCCCGTCATCTGTTCGTAGCTGCACTCGCAAGTAGTTCTGCTGCTTAGTGTTCACCACGGACTTCTTCAATTTGCGGCTTTTGGTTGAAAAAACGCGGCCTTGATCTGACAACCAGTAACCAGTCACGCCGTCATTGAGGCGCAACCATACCTCTGTTGGAGGTGAGGGAATGTAATCCCTTGGGTGACCTTCTGCATGAGCATGAGGGCCTTCATGACGTTTGCCCCCAGCGCCGGGGCGCCAAGTTCCGGGCTCTCTGGGCAGGGGAAGAGGGGGGACATCAATCAAGTCGGCGTATGAAATACCATACACTGCATTTCGTGCAGTGACAACGGCTGACCCAAGCTCTGCTGCGATCGCAGCCATGGACACCCCTGACAACCGACGGTTGCGAGCTTGGTATACCTGTGCTGGTGTGAAGCCTCTTGGGGCGCCGACCTTACCAATCAAACCTAAAGCGAAGGCTCTACTAGTGTTGTCCTTTCTGGACACCCATTCCAGATTATCCGCTCTATTGTTCAGCTTGTTACCGTCGATATGATCAACAACCATATTGACATTCGTCTTGGCCGGAAGCCAAGCTTCCGCCACCAAGCTATGCACCATTTTTGTGCCCAGCCGTTTAAGGTTTATGTTCTCATACCCTACTTTCGATACCTTGGTCTTCAAAAGGCGACCGACAATAGTTGACCAGACCTGACCTGAATTGGATACCCAGTATTCGTCTGTGATTCTACGCCACTGATTTGGTTGTGGAGGTTGCGTGTTGGTCATTGACCAAGTGTGGACCACAATGGTCACGCCGTCAAGATTGAGTTCAGTAAAACTTCTTGCGGCTACCTGTGGTTGGTCACGCTCCAACGGAGAAGCCCATACAAAAGAAAACGGAGCCAACTGGCTCCGTTTTCTCCTGAGTTATCAGGTACTTCAGACGCGGCTTCCGAAAGCCACTGCGCGATCTTGCACGTGCATCGACTCAATACCCATGAGGTAGAAGCCACGACGTGGTGAACCAAGTGGATAATGATTGATCTCGGTGCTCTGGACTTCGCGACGGACGCCGCGCTGACCGAGGGCAATCGGGGTACCAAGGACGAAGATCTCGCCGGGGGCAAGGACACGCAGGCTGTCGTAGCGGAATCCGTCCGTGGTCAGCTTCATGTTCAGAAGGCTGCCGAGCTTGCCTTCCATGATCAGCTGGTACTTGTGTACGGGCTCCCACCAAGCGGTGAAGCTTGGGTCGGCGATGATATCATCCCAAATGTCGAAGCTGAACAGCATGTTGGCTGCGGGGATACCGTTCGCCTGAACCTGCGTGCGCAGAGCCGTCATGGTCTGGGGGGTGAAGGTCGCGAATCCAACAGGAGCGTTGAACACGCCAGCGGTTGCAAGCAGCAACGAGCGGAGGATACGGTCCTGACGAACCATAACCGCTTCGAGAGCGTCTTGAAACTTCTGGTCCAGAAGCTCGGGGCCTGCCTGAGCAAGCTCGCGCTCCTCAATCAGAACCTGACACTGGAGGTAGTAGTCCTGAGGGTAGATGTAGCTCTGCTCAACGTGCTGAGCAATGCCCTCACCGTCATTGACAACCTGAAACGCCGTGACGTCCTTGCGACGAAGACGGATACGGTTGTCCTGACCATCAACAACATCCTTGCGGGCAAGGAGCTGCGACGTGAAGCCCTGACGGTTCAGGGTCTCCCACACGTCTTCGGCGAAGACTTCGCCCATGACCTTCATGCGGTCGTCGCCGCTGTGGAAGGCGCTGACAAGCTCGCCATGCTTGGCTGTCTGAGCCTGAAGCTTGGTCTTGCCGTCGGGGCTTTCCGTGATCTCGCCAGACTGAACCATCGCGTGGATGGCGTTCACCTTCTGGGCGAGTTCCTTGAGGTCGTTGGCATTGATGTCGCCTGCATCGTTGGTCATACGACCACCGGCAGCGACAACCTGTCCGCCAGACTTCTTCGCGAAGCCGGGCATGTTACCCATTACGGGTTCATTGCGGTAGAAATTGCTCATCGTCCATTCTCCTTCTTGGGGCCTTTCCTGCACATCCATGGGTTTGTAGAAGGCCCCATACAGTTGTGGATGCGAGGAAGAGATTGTTGGGTATTAACCCCTGTTAGGATGGGCGGTGAGTGTCTTGTGAAAGAGCACTCACCTGAGAGTGTGCAGTACACCACTGTTGCGTGGTATATTGTTATTGCTTCTTGCGTTCTTTGGCTGCCTTTGTAGCCTTGGAATCAACAGGAAGCGCGAAAGGGTGCGGAACTCCGTGCTTATTCTTGTAAGCCTCAACTGACTTACGAGAAGGGCGACGGGTGGCCATCCAGTGTTGGCCCATCTTCTTTCCCTTGCTATCAAGAGTCGTGAAGTAGTACTTCTTCTTGATAGTCTTGCGCTTTCCACCGGGAAGAACGACAGACGCCATCTTTCCCTTCTTCGAGCGAAGGACAGGGCCGCGCTTCTTGCGCTTCTTGCGGTTCTTCGCTTCGTCACGTGCAATGCGCTTCAGGTCAGAGGGGCTGAGCTTCTTGGTGAATGCTGACACGACAGAACCAAGGATTTCCTTACGCTCTTCTGGAGAGTAGGAAGCCATCAGTTCGGTGTAGGCACTGAAGTCCAGATCCTCGTCATCGTTTGTTTCGATGAGTTCAGGAACAACGATGGCCGACGCAGAAGCTGACACGTCCACACCGAGGATTTCAACTGCTTCTTCAACGCTCTTGGCGTTCTTGATTTCAGCGTTCATGCCCTTCAGGTCAGCTTCGTCTTCGTAGTCCCAGTTGGCTTCTTCGTCTTCACCTTCAGTGATGAGGATGATCACGGGGCGCTTCTTGACTGGCGACATCACGATGTTGCAGAGCGCACCGGAGTCTAGACGAAAGGAAGCGTTGGCCTTCACCTTGGCAGGTGCTGCTGGCTTCTTGTCCTTGCCATCAGCCATCGCACGGAGGCGAAGAGCAGTAGCCCTCAGCTTTGCTTCGATGGTTGGCTCGACCTCATCATCTTCGACTTCGTCTTCGACGCCATCTTCAGCTTCGACTTCAGTGCCTTCTTCGACTTCGTCAGGCTCTTCGCCGACACCAATCTCTGACTCAACTTCACCATCGTCTCCAATGGCTTCGTCAACATCGAGGTCGGTCACTGAGTGGCCTTCCTCTTTCTCTTCGATGGCGTCCTCAAGGAGGTCAAGCATGTCAGGAGTCATGAGACCCTCATGCTCAAGAGCAATCAGGTCTTCCTCTGTGAGGTAACCGGAGGTGTCCTCTTCAACTGCTTCGCTGGGGACTTCTGAGGTCTCTTCGGCAACATCGAAGTCGGACTCTGGGTCTGTCGACTCAGGCATTGGGGAAACGTCTTCGAGCAGAAGCGCTGGGTCTGGTAGTTCGTCGTCGGAACCGTAGTCGATGTCATCGGACTCGTTCTCGAACTCCGTGAGAGGCAGTTCATCACTGCTGTCCATGGGTAGCTCGTCTTCATTGAAGTCGTCAGCTGGCTCGTCTTCAGCGACTTCTCCCTCTTCCTCTTCCTCGTCTGCAGCACTGAGTGCACTGGCAGCTAGCTCAAGCGCAGCGCGAGCGAAGTCCTCATCTGTTGAGGTCTTGACGCCGGATGGCTTGGTTGCAGTGAGAGCTTTTGCAGCGAGGTCCAATGCTGCGCTTGCAAGCAGGGCGTCATCATCGCCGTCTTCGAAACCAAGCTCTTCTAGTGTGGCCTGAGGAAGGTCAAGCTCGTCCGCAAGGGCCTCGTCGAGGTCCTCATCTGATACTTCGGTTGAAGTCTGCTCTTCGGGCTCGTCCGCCGCTGTAAGAGTCTTGTAGAACGACCGAATCTCGGTCATGGAGGCTGCAATCTCCTTCTTCTCAGATAGAGAAGAGGACTTCTTCATTGCGACCTTAAGCTCGCTCATCGCCTCACGGAGTTTGGCAGCGGCCTCGATTTTCTTCGACATGATGGTAACTCCAGAAATGTATGAGCGAACAAGAGAACAAAGGGAGCGGAGTATCTCTACTCCGCTCCCTTTACGGTTCACGCGCCGAGGTTGGCCGCGATGCCGATGAACGCCTGCTCGATGCCGGGGGTCAGCTTCATGATTGGAGCTTGGAAGACCTTGCCGACAGCGGTACCACCAGCTGCTGTGGTGAGGGTACCACCAGCACCGCAGTTTGCAGTCACCGAGGGAGCGAACTTCGCGTTTGCCTGATCGCACGAGAAGTTCGACAGCATCAGCTTGCAGTCGCCACGGAGAATCGTGACACGGTTGAACACGCGCTCAGCGCCCATGTTCACGCTACGGCGACCACCACGACGAGCAAGCTCCTGCGCGGTGATGTTGAAGCGGTACGTGAAACGAACCTGCTGTGCGCTCAGCGCGGCTGCGCCAGTGCACACGCCAGTTGCGAGGACGATACCGATCTGACCAGCACCGGGGGCAACAGTAACAACTGTGACATCCGCACCAGTGGTGAGGTTGAAGGCACGGATGCTGGTGATGTCGGCGGGCAACTCACGAAGGGTGAGCGTCAGAGCAGCAGGGGTCGTGGGGAAGTCGAGGACTTCGATCACGGGAACGGAAGCCTGAGAGTTCTCAGAGAGCTTCAGAACACCGAGAACGACTTCGCCACCAGCACCGGTGCAGGGGGTAGCAAGCTGTTCGCCGTCGGGACCGACAGCTGCAGCAGCGACCATGACCATGCCGGTCTCAAGCAGACCAACGTAGGCGGGGTCAAGAGCAACATCGATCTGGTGCTCGATGATGGATTCGTTACGATTTAGAGCCATTGTCTTTTTCCTTTGAGAGTCACCCAGTCAGGGTGAAGGGTTTGTTGAGTTAGAGTGCGAGTAGTCTTTGCCTAGAGGTAGAGGCCAAACCCCTCAGCCGTTGCTGAGGCTGAAGCGACCGATGCGAGCACGAAGGTCATCCTTCTTGCTGCTTTCGACTGGAACCTGAGAGTTCACACGCAGCGAAGCGCTGATGGTGGACTCACTGTTGGACGACGACACGACAGGAACTGCGGAGGCAGCCATCTGGTTGGCGAGGCTCTGGTTGTAGTTCGGGTTCGTGTGTGCAGCACCGAGGGCGCTGGGCAGGGGACGCGAGCGACGACCAGCGGACTGCATTGCAGCCTTGATTTCGCGGATAGCTTCGGGGCTGGTGTTGCTCCAAGCTTCGGCCTTGTCGAGGAATCCAGCGATGGTCTTCTGACCGTACTGGAAGAACACGTCGTCTGCCATCTGGGCAGCGGTGGCTTCGGGGATACCGAGGCTCGACATGCCAGCGATGAGGGCATCCTTCACGGAGTTCTCAACGATGAAGTTGTTCGAGGACGCTTCAAGCACGAGACCGATGTTCTCGACGTACTTGGCCTTGATGGAGGCAATGCGCTGACGCAGAGACTCTTCAGCAGAGGACTCAAGCTTGGCCTTGATCTCCTTGACCTTCTTGGCTTCGTCGACCTTGGCGACGTACGCCTTGGCCTTCACAGCGGAGAGGGTCTCGGTCAAGCCACGCTTCGAGATACCGTCCATGATGGAGCGGGCGAAGTCGGCACTCACGAAGTGAGCAACGATCTGGGCAGCGTGCTCCTGATCCTTCAGGGAGATCTTGGCGAGTGGGTCACCATTCGCGAAGAGCACCCAGTGAGCACCAGCGGTCAGGATGTCCTGAGTGGTCTTGCAGGAAGCAGGAACGAAGGGAGTGAGGTCGAAGCGAACTTCGGTGTCACCGGTGAAGACGGCGGGGTCGGCAACAGCCATGACCGAGTCTTCGAGACCTTCAGGAATCATGATGCCGGGGAGTGGCATGTCTTCGGTCTCTTCCTTGCCGTCTTCGACTTCGGTCTCGATCTCGGGTGGGATGTGAACACCCCAGTCCTCAGAACCGGTGTCGACTTCAGAGTCCTTGACGACCTTCATGTCCTCAGCGAAGCCACCGTTCTCAACGGCCTTCACAGCAGCTGCTTCGACAGCAGGGGCAGCAGGAGCAGCGACGGCAGGCTCATCAGCCTTGGCCTTGGGCGCTTCGACGACAGGAGCAGCAGCGACCTTTGCAGGCTTCGCGGCAGGCTTCGCGGTCTTGGTCGCGGTAGCAGTTGTGGTGCGGCCTGCCATGCGCTCACGGCGCTCAGCAGCAAGCTTCAGCACGTTGTGCGAAGCTACAAGAAGATTGGGGGTCGTTGCCTTTGCCATGGTCTGTCTGCCTTTAGTGAATCTCTTCACTGGTTAAGAAGCCTGCTTGCTTTTAGGGTCTTACCTGTATCGTTGAACGTCAGGCGCTGTTAGAATTAGCTGCAAGCTTCAATTGCGTAGCCTAAGGGACTACATGGACAGGTTTAGAACCCGGCCTAACGTTTGCCTGCTTTTTGATGCCTGAGTCTTTGCGACTCTGCTTCCATCTTTACTTTTATGGGCAAAGAGTTCATCGGCAGGATTTTCGTTGCACGTGTCCAGTCGTAACCGAAGTTACGGAGCAGTGCCCATATCTTGTAGTCGACTACTCCTCTTTTGATTACATTTCTGTACACAAAAACGCACTCACGTGCAGTTTGGTAGAACCTCTTGTTCCAACCAGTCCCATCGACGCTAGCTGTCGTCTTCATGTGTGCTAGCTCCATCAGGCGCTGCCGGGTACGAATACCCTCCATGGGGCGAGTGTCACACCCATCCAGCATCCGTGGGTCACGCATCCACCGCATCATGTACATAACTGGGAAGTTGAATGTCGCGTGAAACTCCTCTCTAATGAGAGCTTTCTCGTCATTAGAGAGCTGAGTGACTGACTTCACGAGGTAGTCTGGAACCTGCTTGTCCCCCTTCTCAAAGAGGGCAAGAAGTTCGTCGTAGCTTTTGTCCTTTAGCTCCTTGGACATATTCTTGTTGTAGAACATGGTGTATGCGTTTATGCGCACCACATTCCACAGCAGGAACTTACCTCCAAGTAGGAGGGCAAAAGTCTTTCTATTCACAGGTCAGAATGTCGTCTGCTGCTGCTGAAAAGCACCGTAGTTGGCTGGGTCACCAACGCTTGACGACTCGAAGAATGAGAAGTTCTCTACGGCATCGTAGCAAAGCTGCCCATTCATGATCTTGCCCTTGCCAGAGAAGCGACCCTGAACGCGCTCACGAGGGTCTCCCTTCATGCAGTCACAGGCTTGGGTGTAGCTGGTGTCCCAACGATGACCGCAAACAGAGCAGTCCATGTTGTTGGTCCAAGCCGACATCGAGTGACCACGGCGGCGACCAGACAGGACGTCCTCAGCCAGAGCTTTGTCCTTCGTACGGTCGAAGGCTTTGAGGATGGTCACATACCAGCGTCCACCAACCTCACGCATCGAAGCGTCAAGGATGACTCCCTTGGCCTTGGTGTGATCATCGTGCTGGTGCTCATAGAACACTGGCTTGCCGACGAAGGTCTTATAGGTCTGCATCCCGAACTTGGTGTTGAATGCAACGAGCCTGCTGGTCAGGAAGCAATCCATGTTGCGATTGGGTACGTCGCCTTCGACGATAGGTACCTCAGCAATCACGTAGTCACGGATGTCAGAGGAGATGCAGTACTGCTCAGCAGCAGCAGGCAACCAACTCACATCAACTGGGAACTTGTTGTCAACGACTGATGCATCAGCCATCAGAAGCCGACCGTTATCTGAACGGTCATAGTTCAGACGGAAGCTCTCCTTTGACGAGATGTGCTCAGCATAACCACGAACAATGTGGTTATCGATCTCTAGTGAGGCCGAGATCAAACCCGTTTCAGGACCAGTGAGGATGATGGGAGAGATTGTCATGATCAAGCATGACTTCCTCTCCCATCATTCAGCCCACTTTCCCCACACTGGAGAGTGTGGCCGAATCCCGGTTGGCCGTTGTACGGTCAATCTGGGCGTCTTGGTCAAAGGTACCCCTGACCTTCGTGTCCGTAGGAACATACACAGAGCCAGAACTGAAGTGCTGTGTCGGTGCCTTCGTGTTCTCAGACTGAGTGGTGGCTGGCTCGTCATAGCCGTCAGCGAGGTCTGCTGCTCGCTCCTTGCTATCGTCGTCCATCATCGCAATATCATCAGGGGTACGGTCCTGAGCGAACTTGACCGACCGGACTTCCTTGATCAAATCCTCAACCTTCTCCTTCAGTTTCTCTTCAGTTCCAGCGCTCTTCGTGAGAGCTTCAACCTGCTGCTGGAGCTTGGTGAGCTTCATCGACTGAAGCTTCATCTCAAGGTCCTCAGCTGCGTTCTTCATACGGGCCATGAGGTCGCCACCACCCAGAGCACGGTTCCACTCGCCCCTTGGTACGTACAGCCCTTTCTCTTCCATCTTGTCTAGAAGGTCGACGCGAGCAGAGTCAGCGGCAGCATCTAGATTGCGGTGGAAGTTGAGCGTCGGCAGGATGAGGTCACGTTCGTCGTTATCGATGCGAATACGGTGAGCAAGCTCGGCAGGAGTACGCTGACGGAAGTCGTGTACGACAGCCAGCGACCTGAAGAACTTCTGCATCAAGAAGCCCTCCACGATGTAGCGACGGTGTGCCTTCAACCGCTCAAGGAAAACGGTAGGTGCTGTGGTCGTGTCGATGTTGTATTCACCCGTGATCAGAAGCTCTGATACACCGAACATGGCCAGCTTGGCTTCCTTCAGGAAGGCAAACTCATCGGACCACTTCCACATCTCGTTCAGGCCACCACGAATCTGGTTGAAGGCAACGTCGTACCTCGTACCGATTGTGGACGACACTGAGTCTTCTTCAGCTGCCGTGTAGGCAGACACCAGTGCATCAATCTGTTCTGGTGTTGGTTCCCAGTCCTCAGAGCCCACAGCAATTTGCGTGATTGGTCCAGCCCGACGGCGGTAGCCGGTCAGGGTGGCATTGATCATCGCCTTCTGCAGACCCCAGAAAGGGATGTTGCGAACGTAGAAAGACGTGCCGAAGACGTCATTGAAGAATGAGCGCCGGGGCAGGTAGGCAGTTGTCTTCGGGTCGAGGGGGACTGGTTGGTTCTGTGCGAACTGATCCAGCATCGACTTCGGCAAACCACGCTTGGCATCAAGGTCACGTGGGTCCTGCGACCTCGCAAACGCCTGAAGCTCAGGTGAAGGAAGTACGTCGATCTTGGGCATGAATCCAGTTCTCGGAATCATACCTACTTTGAGGTAGTCGGAGTCCTGAATCACCAAGTCGGTCCAGATACCAGCGGTTGGATCGAGAACAAGCTGGATAACTGACCTGCCGATCACCAGATATTCTTTGGTGATCTCTGGCAGGTATCTGTCAACCTTCACTGCATCTTTCGCCGCTTCGTAAGTGCCACGGATGGCAGGATCACGAATACCGGTGATGTCGAAGTCTGACCATACAAGTTCAGAGATTGTTTCGACGACAGGACCAGCTATTTCATCGCGTGCGAACATCATCCGGAACATTCTGTTCTGGAGTCTTGGGTCACGTGGAATCCAGTCCTCAGCAACTGTTCCCCTAGATAGGTCGTCAAAGATTGGATTGAATCGGTCGACCTTGGCGTTGTTGCCGCCAAAGCCAGTGGAGCCGTTCATCTCAGCCGAGACGACGTTTGATGACCCAGAAACTTGGTTTGGGTTTGTGTCAATCTTCTGGTGGAAATGAGCAGCTACTGACTGCCCGTCACCGTCAGATACCATACCCATTCGCGACTTCATCGCCGACAGAACGTTGCTGGTACTCGTGTCCTTAGATGGTCTTGCCATATAAGGTCTCTGCACACTTCCAAGGGCATTCGCTAGGACACGTTGCCTGCGTCCGATTTTCATCATGTTGTATTCCTTGAGGTCATGGCTTCAGAGATGTGCCAGATGGCAATGGAAGCACAACGCGATCACGTGAGCAATACAAACCTGCTCTATCGTTGACGAGTCCAACTACATCCATGGTGCCAGAGCACTTGCTGCACCTATCTCCTATCTTTGCCATACCGGGTAGTGACGCACTAACTGCATTGTTTGGTGCGAAGTCTGTTGTTGCTGAGGCACTCATCACCTGCATGCGGGTGACCTTGCGGTTGTTCACGAGGTTGGGGGCAACACGCTGGATCTGCTCTGCAGCTGCAGTGAGACAGTTACCCTTGTCGGTGTTGGACAGGAAGCTGCAGGCACCACTGGACTCAACCCAACCGGCTGACACAAGCGCGTTCTTCACGCTGGACCTGACCTCATCAAGGTCGCCGTCAGAGACTCCAGCAGAGGCTGCTTTGGCAGAAAGGATATTTGCCCATAGGTTCTCGAAAGTATCCTTCTTCATGTCATTTACCCTTGTTGCCTCTCCGAACGACCAGAGGCATGTTGCCGATTGTGGTGTTGCTCCCTGAGAGTGCACCATTTGAGAGATTTCCTGATCTTCTTAGGCCCTTGCCTGTTTGTGAGAGGGCCACGTAGCTCTCCCGTGAATGGCCAACTGGTCTCGTGTTCGTGCTCTTGGAGCCAAGGTTTTGCGACAACAGGTCAATGACACTGTCATCTGTGAAAGCCTTGACGGCAGCATTGGCCCAAGCACGGAACATGTCATCGTCTCCACCAATTGGTTTCAGGAGACGAGCACCACGAACTCGAACAGTTGCAAGCTGCAGTGCAAGCTGGTCATACGGGTAGGCAACTGGGTCGAGTGATTTGTTGACCAGTAGCTCTGTGATTCCAACCTCCATGGCCGGGAACAGGCAATCACCCTGCTCCATTCTGGCCACCAGCATGTTGGCATCAGGCACATTGAGGCTGTAGTGGTCGGCGAGAAACTTGGGCTTCTCGTTGCGGTCCCTCAGGTCCTTCAGCCACTTCCGTCTTTCACTTGCTGAGTTGAGGGGGCCGAGAGAACCGAACCTCTGCGACAAGGTTTGAATCTGATGGATCGACTGCCAAGTATCGTAGAACACAGCCACCACGTTGAGTTTCTCAACGAGGGCGACGATCAGCTTGTCGAAGACATCCGCCAAGTTCACCGACCGAGACTGTGACGGTTTCACTTCTAGGGCGAAGTCGGTGATGAATTTGGACTTGTCGGTGGTGAGATAACCGCAGACAACAGCCAGTGCATTGTTCTTCGTTCCAAGGTCGACACCCATGATGTGTGGGCGTCTGCTTGGCGGCTTCATTGCGATGTCTAGGAAGACTGATTGAAGAGGGCCAAGAGCTTCCCATGCCTCGGGGTCTGACGTTATGATTTGCTTCATCGCGTCATAATCAAACAGGCCAAGGGTATCGTTGATACCAGCTGTGATATACGAGATGGTCTGCCGACCAGATGGAACTTCTAGATCGTCAACGAAGCCAGTGGTCGTTGGCTTGAGTGCTGTGGCGTAGCGTGAGTCGGTCGCTAGGGGTGATTTGAAGCAGTCGGTGACAACATGGATGCGCTGGAACAGCGGGTCATCCGTGATGGGAGGCTGTGCTGCGAAGTCTCGTACTCCGTTTGGAGTGGATAGCTCGCGTGTGAGCCTTTCCTTTGGGAACTTGGGAGTAAACTCATAGGTTGCGTAGTGGCGACGGATGACCCGTTTGTCACCTGCAAGCTCACGGTACGCTGTCATGATTGGGTCATTCATGGCGCGTGGTGACGAGATGTTGAACATCAGTGGTACGGGGATGTTCGTGTTCGCGTTCAATGCCCTGACGTCATCGAAGGCACCACGTAGCGTCAGGCAAGCATTGCTCAGTGCTGAGTGTGTCTCTGGGCCGTTCGAACGAACCTTCTTGGTACCCGATTCACCTGCGTCGCCGAACCAACCAAGCTCGTCGATGGCTGCGCCGAAACGAGTTGTACCACGTAGACCAGCTGGGTTGTTGGCAGCGAAGTAGATGAGCATGCTCTTGTGCTCGAAGCTGATGGACGTTTCGGAGACCTTGATTGTCTCCTTCACCCCGTGCTTCTTACCCTCTTCGTCGCAGACAGCCTTGTACTGCCGGAACCAGTGGCTCTCGGCAAAGATGCCTTTGAATGTTGACCACAAGGTCTTGTCGGCCTGACCAGCGGTTGTGGCGACGATGGTGAAGTCGATGACCTGACCGGGGGTCAAACCATACGCCTGCCATGGTGACCTGAGGTGCAGATTCCTATGAACTAGGTACGAAATCGCAAGACTGGCTAGAGCGCTCTTACCTGATCTCTGACCCACGACAGCAATCAGTTCGATGGGGTCAACGAAGTATCCGTCGAGCCTACCCTGCCCTTTTGTGTAACCGCAGTGTGGGCAAACACCGAACTCCAGCAGTGCCACCTTCGACATGATTGTTTCAATCGTATCCGTGGTGGGGATGTTCGTGACGTACTTGACGTCTGAACACTTGGGGCAGAACTCCTCGAATAGGAGCAGGAGAATCTCAGCTTGCTTGGCGAATGGCTTCATACCAATGAAGCGCTTGTCTGAGCACCAGACAATGACATTGGGAGCCCAGTCCACGAGGTCATCTGCTCTTGATTGTACCTCGATAGCCTGTGTATGGTCGAGGTCTGACGAGATGATCTTTTCCGTAAGAGCATCTAGGTCTGGGAGAAGTGCTTGGAATCTAGAAACGATGCGGTCAGTCTTGGGCTTTGTGAGTACAAGAGGTGCGCCGCGCATCGTTAGTGGCTTGGCATTGAATTCAAAGCCAAGGATACCGTCTTTTTTGTTTTCTGACATAGTGCTTACATAATAGCGTTAAGGACAACATAATGCAACTATCTACACAGCAATCAATGGCGAATGACTTCTACAAAGAATCCAATGGTCCAAAAGTTAGCATCGTTTCAAGGTCAAAAGCTCCCAACGGAGTTGAACTTGTAACGTATCAATTGAGCTATTGGAGAGCTATCCATAGTGAATTGATGACCCACCGTATGCTGAGCCGTTCCGCTAGCAGCAGCCGGGCAGAGCCGACGGGTTCTGCTTCTGACAAACTGGTGGCCAATCCGACCATCCCTCTGTACTGGGGCTTGGCGCAGAAAGGTATGCAGGCAGATGACCGCTTGAAAAATGGTAGCGAGATTCGCGCTGCTCGTGGCCTCTGGCTTGATACAATGAATCGCTGCGTCAAGAATGCCAAAGAGTTGGTGAGCCTGCTTGGAATTCACAAGCAAAACTCTAATCGTCTTCTTGAGCCATTTTCCGCGATAGACGTGATTGTGTCTGCGACGGACTGGGATAACTTCTTCGCATTGCGGTGTCACCCTGCTGCTGAGCCTCACCTGAGGATCATGGCTTGGCGCATGGCTGACCTGATGTACTGCGGTCAACCTGCTAATGAAGTGCCAATGGGCGGTTGGCATCTCCCCTATGTCACAGACGGTGAGAAGGCTTCACTGACTCTTGACCAGCAACGTGCATGCTCCGTCGCCCGCTGTGCTCGTGTGTCGTATCGGAACCATGACGGCTCAGCGCCTGATGTTGGCAAAGACCTCGACCTGTTTGATAGGCTTCGGAATGAGTCTGGTTCCGACTTGGAGCCGGGGCACTGGAGCCCTTTCGAGCATCAGGCAACTCCTTTGGAGTCTGCGCAGGACCGGTCTGGCAACTACCGTGGTTGGCGCCAGTACAGATCGCTGTTCGCACGCCAGACCATGGGCTTCAACTACCAGAAGGCTGTGGACGCGGGTTGGCGTGAATCGGCGTACGAATGCCTTTCTGACCAGTTCTGACGCCACCGGAATGCGCTGGTGTCAATCGACGCTTGACACCAGCGCGTGATCCTGTTATGAATGGAGGCGTAGAGACGACCACGGGCTGAATGATCTCCCTTGGCGTGTGAATGGAAGATGGAGCACCAGATGACCAACCAGAATGACTTGTTCACCGCCCAGACCTCTGCTGCTTTCATCCCCTCCAGCTACCAGACCAACATCTTCACCGCCTTCCGTAAGCGTGAGCGCAACCTGCTCGTTCAGGCTGTTGCTGGCAGCGGCAAGACCAAGACGATGGAAGAAGCGCTGAAGTTTCTCCAGCGCAGCGAGAGCGCCATCTGCCTCGCCTTCAACAAGGCCATTGCCGAAGAGCTTCAGCGCCGGGTTCCCTCTGGTGTCGAGGCGTCCACGCTGAACAGCGTCGGTCACCGCACTTGGATGCGTTTCGCCGGTCGTGTCACCCTCGACAGTGCCAAGATCCGCGTCATTGCTCGTGACGTCATCCCCTTTGACCTCCGTGACCTGCAGAGCGACGTCGTTGCTCTGGTCCAGAAGGCCAAGGTTCACGGCATCGTCCCCAACGAGGTTGCCGCAATCCACCCTGTGAAGGGTCTGATGACCGACGACGACTCCAGCTGGCTCGATCTTGCCGCGCGCTACGGCATCGAGTTGCCTGTCCAGTACGGTCGACACCTGAACTTCGCTCGCCAGATCCTGTCGCGCGCCGTTCTGATGAAGAACACCATCGACTTCGATGACCAGCTTTACATGCCCATCGTTTGGGGCGCGACCTTCCGCCGCTTCGACCGCATTCTGGTCGACGAGGCTCAGGATCTCAGCGAGATCCAGATCGCCATGATCACCCGTATGGGTGGCCCCGACACCCGGTACATGATCGTTGGTGACCGCCAGCAGGCCCTGTACCAGTTCCGTGGTGCCGACAGCCGCGCCATGGACCGCCTGAAGACGGCTTTCGACTGCGAAGAACTCCCACTCTCCGTCACTTACCGCTGCCCCGCCTCGGTTGTGCGTGAGGCCCAGCGCTGGGTTCCTCACATCGAGTCTCGCCCCGGTGCTCCTGAGGGCACGGTTGTGACCGAGGGTGGTTACTACCTCGACATCGAACCCAAGCCCGGTGACATGGTTGTCTGCCGCCGCAACCTCCCTGTCATCACGATGGCGTACTCGCTGATCTCTCGCAAGATCAAGGTCCGTGTTCAGGGTCGTGACCTCGCCGAGGGTCTTCGTTCTCTGGTTCGCCAGCTGAAGGCGAAGGATGCGAAGGACCTGATCGCTCGCATCAAGGGTTGGACGCAGAAGCAGGTCGACAACCTTCGTGCTGCCGATGAGGAAGAGAAGATCGAAGCCGTCCTCGACAAGGCTAACACGCTGATCACGATCATCGTGTCGAGCGCTGCCCAGACGATCTCCGAAGTGGAAAACTCCATCGAGGCCCTGTTCTCTGGCGACGGCCCTTGCGTCCTGCTCTCCAGCGTTCACCGCGCCAAGGGTCTCGAAGCTGACAACGTCTTTGTCATCGATATCGAGAAGTCTTTCGCCATCCGCAGCGATGAAGACCGCCAGACCGAGACCAACATCAAGTACGTCGCCGTGACGCGCGCCAAGTCGTCGCTGACGTTCATCAGCACCAACCCCGTCGTCCGCAAGGGTGGCATGACTCACACCGCTGCTGAGACGGCTGCAATCACGGCTGGTGTCGTGTCCAACTGTGTCCCCGCAGCTGCCATGGCTGCTTCCATGGGCATTGCTGACACGGCTGCCGTCAACCAGAACCTCAACATCAGCAACACGGTCGCTGAGGTTGTCTCCACCCGCCTCAATGCGGAGGAAGTGGTTGCGAAGCCCAAGACCATCCGCAAGCCCCGTGGCCTGAAGAAGGCTGTTGACAACGGGACTGCTGACAGCGATAGCGATTGTCCGTTCTGAGAACTGGTAACTGGCCCACAAAGTAAGGGAGTAATAGTGAAGATCACGAAAGTAGCCTACAGCCGTGGAATGACGGTGAACGTCGGCAACTTCGAGAATGTCCGTGTCGACATCTCGATGGAAGCTGACATCGGAAACTCTGCTTCGTATGAGGATGCTCTTCAGGATCTGAAGAGCATCGTCGACGATAAGGTTCGTCGGGAAGTCCGGGCGATCCACAACCGGGCCGAACGTCGGGACAACGGCTGATGGCAGTTGTCCACTGTGACTGGTGCTGCAAGGAGTTCACACAGGTGAACTCCAGCATCTTCTGCAGCAAGCCGTGCGTTTGGGGCTTCCAGTACGGAAGGGCCATTCGGCGCCTCCGTTCCATGGTAGAAGAGAAGACGCTTCTGGATTCAGAAGAACTCAAAGGTCTGGTAAGCGGAGACCAGAGCGTCGTACTCCCAGACGTTGAGGGGTGACTCATGTGTCTGGAACTGAGCGGACCAGCTGAAGCCAGCTGGGTTATCCGCTGAGTCGCTCCATGACACCCCCTCAGGCGAGAAGTACCCCTTCAGGACCATGTTGGGGTACATCAGTGACGTGTAGAAGATCCACGTGTAGTTGTGGCTTCCCTCCTTAGGTCCTGATGGCATGAGGGGCGGTTGGTTGATCAGCGACATGAATGCATAGAAGTCATCCAACCCGTACGGTATCAGCTTCTTCTGTGGCGACGGGCCGTTCAATGGAATGATATTGCCGGTCTGGAAAGTTAGCTGAACGGATGGGACGTCAACATAGACGCCGCTTCCTTCAGCTGCTCCAGACCTTCTGGCTTGAGCGTAGCGAGCGTGACCGCTCTGGGTCTCCTCATCGGAGGCACGCATTGGGAGAGTCCAAGCCGCCTCTGACGGCCCAGCGTGCAGGACCAGCATCTTCCCCTCTTGTATCCACAGGTCGGATGTCAGACGGAATCCTGTGCGCTCTGTTGCCCCATTCTTGTATACGCCGCCGTAGGGCTTACGTGTTCCATCACGTTTGTCGTCCACTGATGAGAATTTGTCAGATGCCTTCTGGGCTGTTCTGCTGACGTCTCGTGCACCGGACGCCCCTGTCACTCCAGTTTGAGCAGGATTCAGAGCCCCCGCCTTCGTTCCAGCAGCGGCACCAACACGTTGCCCCATTCGGAAGTCAGCTGCATTGGTGATCTTCTCGAATGGCATTTTCGTGCTCCAAAAGGAAAGCGGGCTCTCTCAGAGAATGAGAGTGCCCGCTTTCTTTTCGGGAGCGGTAAGGCTCACGCGATCGGGGACGACGCCATGAACATCTTGACAGCACGCGTAGGCGTGATGCGGATTGCACGACGAGCCTGAAGCTGCATGGTCTCCTTGCTCTTGGGGTTGCGGGCTTCACGAGCCTTGCGGATGACAGGCTCAGCCGAGAACCCGTTGGGGATCCGGTAAGCAATGTCAGCTTCGCTCAGTGCGGTCAGGACGTCAGCGAAACCGAGGACGAGGTCGCGAGCGACCGTTCCACGGAGAGGCTGGCCAAAGATCGAACGGAAGAGTTCTTGATTCAGATGCTGAATCAAGTCCTTCAGGGGCAGGGTCTTTTCCTTGTCGACAGACTTGAGGTCAACCGACTTGGCAGCGCGTCCTGCTGGGTCAAAGTAGGCACGGGCCTTGGGGAAGTTGTCAGCATCAAGGGTGGGAACGTGGCCATCCTTGTAGTGCCGACCGTTGGCGATGGTACGAAGCGAACCGGTGGTCTTCGTCGTGGTCTTCTTCTTCTTGGCAGCCTTGGGGGCTGCAGCGGCAACAGCTTCAGGGGCTGCCGTCGTCGCCACTACTTCGGTGGCGGTGGTGGCAGTAGCTTCAGCTTCAGGAGCCGCACCAGTGGTTGCGGCCTTCGCCTTGCGGCGCATATCTAGGGACATGTTGTCTTCTCCTTCAAATGGACCGATTAGGTCCGTAGTTTGTGCATTTGTTGATGCCGGACGTATCAGGCATCGTCGTCGTCGTCGTCATCGTCATCGACGACACTGTCCATCTCGTCGTCCCCCTCGTCGGCAAGGGGTTCGTCATCGAGGTCTTCATCGTCGGCATCAGCGTCGTCGTCGTCATCCGACGGACTGGCTGCGCGAACGATTGCGGAGGTCACACGAGCAGCTTCCGACTGTACACCCATGCTGAAAGCAAGTTCAAGCATCTGGTACATTGTGAAGAGCAAGCCCGTGGCACTTTCCTGCTCATCTGGAGCAGATGAATCGTAGATGGCGTAGCTCTTGACCCATTCCGCCTCGATAGGCGAAAGGCCGAGGGCCGAGATCGTGCGCTTGGGTGATGCGGTTGCCACTTCACCGTCGACTGCAATCAATCCCTTGTCGGAGACAAAGAGGTCTCCAGCAGGGTCCATCTTCGAGAGTAGATGCCAAAGTGCGGCCACCGGGGCTGGTTTGTCGGTGACGTCTTCCACATTCGTTGCAACAAATGCTGCGCTCTTCTTCTTTGAAGCCATGATTCGATCAGTCCTCTGTGTAATGACGCTCATTGCCTGAGCCAGAGCCTTGGGCGCTGGTCTGTGGAAAGGCATGAGTGGGATGGGCATGGTGGATGGATATAGGGCTACCAAGTTGGGGTGTCAAGCATCAAAACGAAAAAAGTCTATCTCTCATCCACAGAATCTGACTATCTGACATTTGGTCCGGATCTTTCAGCGATTTCGGTAGTCCAAAGCCATGTACCTTGCAGAGAGGCTTCAGTGTAGCCAAGATCCTATCCTGCGCATCTCTACCTGACCGGTCATTATCCATGAGGACTCCGACCACTTTGAGACCGAGGCTGGCGATCACAGCTGCCTTGATGTCCGTCCAGTTGGCAGTGCCAAGGATGGCTACAGCAGGGATGCCGTGGTTGTACAGCCTCAGTGCATCGACTGGGCCTTCCACAAGGACGATCCTGTCCCAGCCGTCAATGAGGACACGTTCAATAAGAAACAGAGCTTCCTTGGCGGGAAGCTCCTTCTCTCTCCACTCATTATCAGCTGATAATGGGCTGTACTTCGGGTTCGTATCGACAGGTGTGATGGCGCGGCACGTGTATCCTATTATCTCATTGGTGACACGTCTGACGGGTAATCCGATACGGTGAACTGACCGAGCTAGGTCTTGTACTGAGATACAACCTAGACTTCGAAGCCATGCGCCGTCCATCCCACGCCAGTCGGTGCTTGCTGGCCACTTCGTCACGAGCGGACGTCGCTGCGACGAGTCACTTCCGTCTTCCTTATAGCCGTGCTTCTTGGGAGGCTTGATGCCTGCTTTTGTGATCGCCCTGTTCAGGGAATCCCTCATACCCTGAAGGTCGGCATCCCCTGTTGTTGACTGCCACTGCAGCTTTGCCATGCCGAGCTTTGCCGCCAGCTTGTTCCAAGGTCCACCTGCATTGCATGAGAAGCAGTGGAAGTAACCACCATATTTGTTTACGTCACATGACGGAGTACTATCATCATGAAAAGGGCAGATGATCTTGAAATCATTTCCCCTCTCAATGATATCAGTTGTCACTTTGCTGAGTTCTGAGTAGAACCAAGCTGAGTCTTTCTCCTGTACTCTCGGAGACTCCATCATCTGGAATTCAGCTATGCTGCTTCTCATTGGGACAAAATGGCACGAACTCTGAAGAACGTCAAGACCGCGAAGAAGTCCTACCCCACACGCCGGAAGGCTGGTGACCTGACTGCTATGCTAGCTCTGGCTGCCAGAGCCCAGCAGGAGATGGCCGAGGGTGGACTGCTGGGTATCGGCGCTGTCCCTATTGTATCGAGGAATGAAGCATTCGAGGAGCTTTGGAAGGATACACTTTCCCACGACCCGATCAACCATTCAGACTCCAATAACTGGAGACCTGCTGCGAAGGTGCGTCCGTCGTCTTTCCCGTTTTGTGCACGAAGATACGTGTTCCAAGAGCTAGGTCTTGTAATGCCTTCCGACTTCAAGGTCGAGAGTTGTTACTACACAGAGATCGGTAAGTCGATTCACTACGTTGTACAGAATGCACTGGCGAGGTCTGGTCGACTATGGGGGTTGTGGAAGTGCGTCAACCCTGACTGTCCTAACCCCAATCCCAAAAAGATCGTCAAGAAGAAACCAAGCTTCCTTCCACCTTCCTGCCCTCACTGCGACTTGTCGAAGCTGGAGTACGAGGAGCTTCGTTTGGAGGACAAAGCCATCGGGCTGAAGGGCCACACGGATGGTATCCTGCTGTACATGAAGGGTAAGACCCTTCGTGGTTCCATCTTGGAGATCAAGTCGATCGGTCAAGAAAAGCTTGAGAAACTGAAGAGTGCTTCCATCGAGGAGATTCAGTTGATGTTCCAGACTGAGGCTCCTTTCTATGGGTACTGGCATCAGGCCCTCACGTACGCGGTTCTGGCGCCACTGTGCTTCCCCCAGTTGCCTGAGTTGACGGAAGTCGAGTACGTCATCTGCAGTCGCGACAGCCCCAAGATGGTTGCGTTCACGTTGACCGTGGACAAGGAGTGGTACCGGGAAATCCGTGCTCGAATCGTGATGGCTCAGGAAGCCAAACAGATGTCGATTCTTCCAGTCGGCTTTGCCCGCAATCAGGCAGATCTGACTATCATGCCTTCTTGTACCTACTGTGCATACAAAGAGGTATGCTTGCGACCAGAAGGTAAGCTCAAGTTTGCGGCGGACGCGCTCAAGCATGAGGAATCACGTAAGGCACTTGACGAAGTGCTTGAAGAAGAGAGAAGAACATGGGATCCATCATCCGTGGTGACGTCGTAAACCCCACTGACGTCTACACCCCCTCTGAAGAAGAGGACAAGAAGCAGAAGCAGAAGCAAGAGGCTGACAAGGCCGAGGCTGACAAGAGCAAGCAGCAGAATCAGGAAAAGGGATTCCGCTGAACAGAAACAAGAAAGGGAACCACTGGTTCCCTTTCTATGGCCGGTGAGGTGACTCGGGCGTGGGCAACCATTACTGAGCGGGCCGCCAGCTAAGGGCTAACAACCCTAGGTCCACGGGCTGCTGGTAACCTCGAAAAAGTCCACCCTTCGGGGTGGACTTTTTTCAATCTATTTGCCCGCCACATTGGTCTCGGGCGGTGAGTATCGAAGATGGAATTGAGTACCTGCAATCAGTTGTCGCAGAAGGTAGAACTGCCACATCGGTAGTTCTCCAGTAGACAAGAGCTTTTCCGCTAAGGCGACAATCACTGGGAAGTCCCCCTCCTTCGCAGAGGGGAACTGGGCTGACCATTGTGCGGGAGTGTCGTTATCCATGGCGTCTGGCATGTTATTCCTTCCAGTGACTTACATGTTGCACTAGGATCATGCCTCCCCAATGATGTTCAATCAAGAGGCATTTCGTGATTATTCACATCAGTTACGTCGACGAGTTCTCCATTACGGATGCAAATGGCAGGCATTGGCGATTCTCTTGGCATCCGTACTGCGGTCCCTCCGTTTTGAGGAAAGACGGTCAGGACTGGAAGCGCAATCCGGGCCAACTCAGTCCGTTCTGGCCTGCCCTTGAGGCGTGGTTGAAGACGGAGGAAGGCCAGAAGGCAAGTAAGATTGGGCCTAACGAGCTTGCCGTGTAGCAAGCTCTGCTGCAGACGAGATGCACGTCTGCCTATGCTTCTTGCTTATCTTCTCGATTGCTGAGCACTTGGGGAGCTTTGGTATGGCCAACTCAATTGGATCAGGTGCGAGGGTGTCCGCAACACAGGACTGAATCGTACTCGTCAGCTGCGTGTTGTCCGTTGCGGACATCAACAGCATACCGAGACAGAAAGCAGTCCACGTGATAGACACCACTTTCACCAAAGTGGCTAGACGGTTCCACATTTCTTCTCCAGCCAGAGACCCCTTGACGGCAGCCCATATATGCCCCTTGGGGGGCTCGCGTTTGACGGCAGGTCTGTTAGCACACCACATTCGACACATTCAAATGTGGTGTATGTTTCGTGACCACCGCCATGGTCACTTCGACTGGTGAAGAACAAGTCAGGCTGCTCCACCAGAAGCTTCGCACCACAACCGCCATCGCCATTCCCGTTACCGGTGCAAGTAGTTTTGACACTCCAACCCTTCTGACCAGAGCCCTTCTCAAGTACTTTCATCGCGCCGACCCTTTCGATATGTTCACGGCTTGAACATGTTCTGACGACATGTTCAAATTCGACTCGAATTTGAACATGTCACGAGCGTGGTTTCCGAGTGGCCACGCCGATAGACCGAAATTGCTCGAAGCCACCTTCGATTGCTTTGACGATCTCTTCACTGATACCAGCTTCGATATAGTCCCAGAGCACGATAAGCTCGTCGTTGGTGAGAGTAACACCTGCACCCGGCTTGCGTGAGATGCACTTGCGTATCGCTACGCGCAGTGGAGAGTTGAGGTCAGTCAGCATGCTTCAGTTCATCCTCAAAAATAAGGTACAGCTTACCAGTGGTTTTGTCACGACAGAAGAACGCGCGCTGTAGCTGCGTGAACCCTTGTGCTGTTTGCCGCCAGTCATGCGCGGCTCGTACCTACGCTCCTTAGGTGTCAGCTTTGAGTCGCGGTTGCGTATGGCCTGCGGGTGGACAGTCTTTCCAATCCATTCAGGTGGGACTTCCACAATTTTACCGCGCCTGACGCGGAGCCAGCGGTTCAGTGAGCGAGCCAACGGCGGGAAAGCTGTGAGCAGTCTCAACTCTTCTTCTGTGCACAGAAGACCCTCAGCCGTTAGCCGAGCATGCTCGGCTACAGCGTCTTCGAGACTTCTGACACCGGGGATGGTGGGGCGTTGTTTCTTCGTCATACTTCGTCACCCAAGTGTTGATGATTCGATGGCCTGCTGAAGGCGAGCAATGACGTAGTCACGCATGCGTTCAATGCGTACAACAGCGGCTGCGTCCTCTGCACGTTCGAGTTCGTCTGGGTGAGGCCACGAGCCGTTTGTCAGCAGTTCCGTGAATACTGCACATTCGATTGTCTGCACGTTGATCGCCTTCAGAGCTTGTTGTTGTCTTTGAGGAACTTCGCCATGCTGCGCGTGTTGTCGAGGTCGGTCAGCGCGTAGCGGCCAAGGTACTTGGTTACTACCTTGTTCAGGTAGGTGTTGTCCATCTTGACACTGGACAGCAGGAAGTAGAGGTCGTGGTCATCCTTGGGGCGACCAGCCACCATCTTGAGGGCGACCATCACTTCCGGTCGAATGACAGGCGCGCTGTTGCCGGGGATCATGGCCTTCGCGGTACGAAGGGCCTCGTCGTACAAGTCGCGGTAGTGGTCGGCTCGCTCGATGAAGTCGATGGGGACCGAGTCAATCTCGGTCGACACACCACCGATCGCCATCGGCGATCCGTCCGTCACGAAGGAAGGGTGAGACGAAACGATGATGTCGACATCAGACGTCAGGCGGGTGCTGCCGTAAGCCTGCATCGCAAAGCCACCGCAGAGCGCTCCCTTCGTTCCTTCTTCCTTCAGCTTCGCCATGACGTCATCAATGACGCTCTTGACTTCAGCCATGGAGACAGGAGCGTTGGCTCTGATCTTGGTAGCGGTCTTCTTGGTTGCCATTGGCTGGAGCCTACCGCTCTGGCCTGCTTTGTCAAGCATCGGTTTACTGTCGGCAAGGCTTTCCAGTAGGCTAGCTGCGGACCTCAGGCTCGATCGGATGTGACCTCCTTCACGGATGACCTTGGTGATCTCTTCTGAGAGCGCCTTATCAACCGGTCGGACCAGATCACGAAGAGTCGCTAGGGAGTACGAGTGCACATCTTTGATGGTCCAACCCAGTGCGTCAGCAATGTGCTGGTGCAGCAGGTCCTCTGGCTTGACCTCTAGAACGGATGCTCGGCTCTTCATGATTGCTCTCTAGGTGCAGTGTGCTGTGACTTCGACTGCGTCTGGTCTCACGTTGTGCCAGCTAACGTAGATGGCAGCATTGCTGATACTGGTGCCGGATTCATCGTCTCCGATTCGTCTGGAGAGTTGCACGGTTGCCTTGCCGTTGTCTGTACTAAAGATGTTGGCTGAGTTGATCCCAGAAACTTGTATCCCGATTGCCTCAACAGCAGCTTCGAGGTCGGTCATCGACCACCGAACTGACCTGAACTTCTTCGTACCATCGAAGCCAGCTTCAACAAGGGCCTTGTTGAGAGCTTCCCGCTCATGTTCCTGAAGGACATGGCCCTCAGTCAAAGGGAGCGACGCATCCAGAATGGATGCAGCCAGTGCTAGGTCATCTGCTTTCATCTTGTTGGTCATACGTCCTCCGGTGGGAATAAGAGCCATTTTTGAAATAGATGACCTGATGATGAAAGTGGTCCATTCTGCGTCAGTAAACGCAGAAGTCTGCTCCCAATGGTCGAAGGCAGCAGACAATGCCATATTGGCAAGTTTCTCGTTGCCGAGGAGCTTGACCGCTTTCGTCTTGACTTCACTACGAAGCTTCATGTTGCAGAGTGCAGATCGAGCACTCTTAAATATGAGGTGGTAGTTATGGCTGCTCTTGCTGCTGTTATCATGGCCTTCCTGCTCAACCCCTACGAGGTCATCGCGCTGCGCTATGCGGAGTGTCGCATCATCACCAAGCAAGTCGGACCAGACACTGTCGCTGTGAAGTGGATCTGTCCTAACTGACTTGCCGACTGTGGGGTTGGTGGCTATGTGTCTTTCATGCTGATTTCCGATTGACCTGCCTCGCGTTGCGCGAGAGGCACCAGCCTCACAAAGTTACCACTACGTAATCCTACGGGAAGATCTCCCTGTGGGCACCGCTCTTGCCATGGCTGTTCACGCAGCTGGTGAGAGTGAGGGTACTCCAGCTGATCCCGGAACCATAGCCGTCGTACTTGCTGTGGCGAACGAAGACGAACTTCTGTCTTTGTTCGCTGAAATCGACGCTGGTTCCGAGCACATGCCACATTTAATTCGCGAACCCGATCCTCCGTGGCTCGGGCAAGCTATGTCTTTCGGCTTCCTGACACCGCACGGGAAATCGAGGGCTGTCAAACACCTGCGGCTTTGGAAGGTGAAATCAAATGCTAAATGAAAAGATGAAGTTGAACTTTGAAGCTTGGAACACGCTGCGTCTCAAGCTTGAGGCGGCTGCTCGTGACTGTAGCAATACCGACGACGTCTGGAAGTCTTTGTACCCCAATGATGAGAAGCTGGGTGTCTACGCTGCGGCTGAGGTTCGTAGTCACCTGACTTGTCCGGGGCCGGATGACCGGGCTAGTGCTGTGTTCCACTACGTTGACTTCAAGGGAGGTGCTGTGAATCCCCTGACGTGGTTGTACGCACTTCGTGCACACCTGCGCGTCACACCTCACCTTCACCTTGAAGGCAAGAGCTTGGACGAGCAGGACAGCCACCTGAGCAGGGCACTGGCGAAGGCGCCTCACGCACTTGGTGGTCTTGTCATCACGATCCCAATTCAGGCTGTTGAGGAGGCAGCACCAGTTCAGGCTTGAGATACTGATTCCCCCATGGTACATGGGGCTATGCGCCGATGGCCGAAAGGTTAGGCACCCACCTTAATCACGTGGAACTATCAGGGTTCGAGTCCCTGTCGGCGCACCAACTGAATCACTCAGGAATGGAAATGGAGTTCGCGTCAGCGAGCTTCGAGAACTTCGCAGCTTCCTGCGGCGTCAGCCACATCAGGATTACCCCGTAATCGAGGGTGTCCTTGTGGTTAAGAAGGACACTGAGGACGTCAGGGATATCCTTCTTCTCACGAAGAGGGTTCTGAGTGGTGGCCTTCAGCTTTGAGACAATGACAGCTTCTGGTCGAATGACCGGAACGGACAAGCCCAGCACCATCTCTGGTGTGGCGTTCTCAATGGCCCACATCTGCCATTCCTCCTTGGCGGGGAGGAACTCGCATTGACCCTGCTTGTGGTCCAGAACCAAGTGTCCTCCGGTTCGGCTCTTGCCTCGATAGAAGCCGAACCGGTCCATATAGGCCGAGTCGATGGTCTTTGTGGCATCCGGCAGGGCGTCGATCAGAACGTCAATGTCAGACGTCTCTCGTTCATGCCCATGAACAGCAACGGCCATGCCTCCGATCACTGCCCACTTGGATCCGAGGTCTGACAGCAACCGGTTGAGGCCAAACATGACCGATCGGTCTGGAAGTGACCCCATGAGTGTATTGCCCCGGATCTTATGTGCAATTGCGAGAAGGCTGTCTGTGGTGTCTTCATCATCAAGGCCGTAGGCAACGGCTGTGAGAAGCTGCGCTGCTTCAAGCAGGTTATCTCGATGGTTCGACATCGTCACTTCTTAGCACAATATAAGGGACAAGTCAAGTACCGGTTGTATTGGCCCGTGGCCGTTGCCATCATCCGATGCCTTCACTCGACCGGTTCGTCCTGTCTTGGTTGGAATCGAATTCGACTCGGCGAGATTCGTGACGACAACCCGGTCACCGTGCTTGGTGACTGCGAGATTCGACGGGTCTAGGTCACGGAACTTGACGTTGTTCTGCTTGAGGTAGCTGAGAGCTTCCTTGGCCCAAGCAATCATCTCTTCAAGACCTTTGAGCTTGAAGACTTCCTTACGACGATCAGTGAAGTCCACTCGACGTGATTTCGCCATGCCCCATGGGAGAGCATTCTCGACTTGCTTCTTCTTCACTGTCTTTGCGTCGGTGACCTCTGGGTCAATCACGAAGCGGAGGAAGTCTTCTAGGTCCTGTGGTGTTGCTGGATGGAGTGCGTTCTTCTCCAGTGCTCGCCAACGGAAGAAGTTGTCGACGAAGGATTCCCATTCGGGAGGCACAGGCCAGATCAGCTGCTCATGGACGATTGCCCACATGGGCTCTTCGCCGTCTCCTCCAATGGAGAACACGTCATAGACATGAGGAAGTGCTGGGTGTGTTTTCCCTTTGAGGTTGTTCCAAGTCTTTGCTTCGAGCTTCTCTGTTGTGAACGAGAGGACTCGACCGTCACTCATGAGCCAAGACGTCATGGGCCTGTTGTGCCGACGACGACCACCGATGACGGGGGCTCGCTGCTGCAGCCCTTTGTCGACTTCATGACCAAGTCGGTCAGCGACCTTTGCCCACAGCGTCGGTTTGTCTTTCAGCGGAGTTGGAACCGGCACATTGCCGGGTGGCAAGTCAGTCCATCCCTTATCGTATGGCGAGGCCATGGCGCTGACTGCTTCCGTCTCCACAGTCGGCATAAGAACAGCACTGCTCATACCGTCTGGCGCTGGTGGGACGTTGTCAGCCGTGTAGTACTCAAGTCCTGTCGCATACACCTGCTTGCCAATCATATTGACCAGATGTGCTGTGCGTACTGGGCGCATATTCGTTGCATCTACGTACAGGTGAACTTTGCGTGGGTCGTAATAGACCGGAGTTCCTTTTGGCTCAGCAGGTACATCTTGTAGTACTCCAGCGATGAATGACATCGGAAACTTGTTGGAGCCCTCAGCGCCGATTGCTTTTTGAGCACCTGCTTGAACGACAAACCTGACGTCTTTGATTACAGCACTGTGGTCATAACCAATGACGGTGCCGCCTGAAGGTCCGGCATGGACTGTGACAACAGCAATGCCTTTTGCCATCGATGGGAGGTCGAGGCGAACACCGCGCGGTACCTTCGGCAGGTCCCGGTGTGCATATAGCTTCTCACGCACCTTGTCTGTCTGGTCCAGAGCAGCGAAGACTTCATCAGTTGGGGGCGTCGTGAATGCGACAAGAAGGTGATGACCGCCTTCTTCCCATCCTGCTTTGACTGTCTTGCTCTGTCGTATTTTGGCTTGAGTTGGATTGAACACGACTGCCCAGTCGTGCCATTCATCACCTTTCCAAACAATACCGTCGTATCCGTCGGCAATGAGCGCCGCCTTGACGCCTGTTCCAAGGTCATGAGGCCAGTGCTTCTCAAAGAGGGAAACGGCTTCCTCACTCTTCAGGTGTTCTGAGATCGTGCTGGGCATGGCCCTGTAGTTCTTGTCACGAATGTCAAGCATCTTCAGACTTGAAGACAGTTCAACTTCGACAACGGAGTCGCCGAACTTCTTGGCTTCCTTCTTGTCTGCGGTCAGGTAAACGCCTGACCCCCAGTTGGCACGAAGGGGTGTGTACTCTTCAGGGAAGTGACCGAGCTTCTTGGCAGAGGCAGCGTCTTCTTTTGAGCCACCGTGATACCAGACATCGGTGACTTGGCGGTTTGACCAGCGTCCTTCACCGGCTTTGTCTTGAGAAGCTCCAATCTTTGTCGACTCGGTTGGGTGCGTGTTGGTGACGAGTTTGACTTGGTCTGCCGAGTACAGCACCCATCCGTCAGCACCATCAGACGTCGTGATTCTGGCGCTGTCGTAGCCCTTGGCCATGAGGTCGGCTCGGAGCTTCACTGCGCGGTCTCGGAACTCCTTCGCAGTCCTGAGCTTCTCGTAAGGAGCTTCGATCCCGATCTTCGCTAGCTCGCGGTCGAAGTCCTTGTTATCTCCACGGAGGTCAATGGGATTCTCTGCCCGAGCGTAAAGCTCAAGCAGGTGTTCCCCGTACTTCTCAGCTTCGTTCTGGTCCTCAGTGACGTAGACCCCAGTCCCGAAGAAGCCAGAGCCCTTCTCAGCATCGAACTCGGAGAAGGCGCTGTTGGTGCCGTGGTAGACAACAGCGGGGCTCCCATCGGCCTTCACGACCTTGGAGTTTCGGAACCACGAGTTGAATTCGGAAGAGGCTGAAGCACTGACTCCATACTTCTCATCATTCAGCTTGCTGATAATGGCAAGCTCCTTGTCTTGGTCCACGTGGCCCATAGCGAAGAACCACTCGATACCGCTGTGCGTGTAGTACACAATCGGTTCGCCAGATGGCAGAGTGGACTCAAAGAAGTGGACGTGCCAGTCCGTATCGATGTCCTCGTGCTGGAGTTCAGAAGGGTCTACTTGGGCAGTGAACTCGTCGAAGTCGATCTCATCTGCTTTGGGACCACCAATGTTCGTGGCTCTCCCCCTGATCCAGTCTACCAGTTCATCATCGGTACTCGTGCAGTTGTTCCAGTATCTGAAGCTGTCTGAGCTTGCAGTCGTCTTGCTGGAGAATCCCTCAACCAGAGCTTTTAGCTCTGGGAGTCGGCGGCGATAGATTTCGAGAATCTGGTCTTCTTGACCTACCTGAAGCTCTTTTCCCCGCCAGTGTAGAATCTGAACGTGGTCGTTGCCGATCAGGTCTGCAGGGTTCTCACCAGTCTCGTCGACTGTTCCTTCGACGCCACCTTTGAGTATGGTGATGTCATCAAACTTGAAACCATCATGCATGTCATTACAGAAACCAATAGTGTATGGTGACATGCCATACACTGGGTGTGGCTTCTTCTCAAGGAAGAACAGAAGTCTAGCATCGTTTCTGGCTCTATTGGTCCAGACCTTCGACTTGCCACATGGGCATGTGTACACGATGCCAATGTCCTTCTTGTTGTTCAGAGACAGACCAGACTCCTCCAACTCGTCTTTGCAGGACGGGCAGACGGAGCACTGGTTGCTCATGTACTTGGCAGAAAGCACTTTGATGGTCATAGGATAGGTTGCGAAGCCTACGACGAAGAACTCTCACCAAGCAAGCGCATGTACGCCTTCACGTATGGAGCAGCTTTGATCTCTTCGTCAGTTGCGTTCAAGGCTGCGCCACGGCCAAAGCGCCACGCGAATGCGGCTCTCTCTGGGGTGCCGAGCTTGCTGATCAGCCCCAACCAGTGGTCGTTCGCCACGGCGTTGTAGAAGTCTGTGTCCTCTCGGAAGAGAGACTCGAAAGACTCCTCGTCCAGTCCGGGGTAGTCAGACTTCAGCGAGGGTGACTTCTGGTATTGATCATAGCCAGATGACGGCTTCATGCCGAGGGCGCCATAGGCTGTGTTCCACTCGCCCTTCGAATGGGTCTTGTGCGCGAGCCCATGGTTGTTCTTGGACTCAAGGTACGCAATCGGCTGAAGCTCTGGCTCCAAGCTGTCTGCCGTCCACTCCATCGTTGTCTCGTTGCTGTAGCTCGGCGTCGTTGGTGTCTGACCACCAAGTCCAAGACCGACCGCGAGCCCCAGCGCGGTTGCTAGTGAAGCATCGACTTCACTGGTGTCACCTGCAAGTGCGTCAGCTGCCATGTGCAGAGCCAGTACGACATGAGCCATTGATGGCTTCCTCTCGTAAACGTCTGTCAGCTGGTCCTGCGTCATGTCTTCAGCTGCCAGATAGCGGGAGTGCTCCAAACTACCGACCTCTGCAACGAGTACTGGTACAGCAGGGTCAAACTGACCATGAGTTGCATCTACAATGGTACCGTCAGGGCTCTCGACCCAAGAATGTTCGCCCCAACGGCTACCGAAGAGGTAGCCACCGTCGACCCTTTTCAGACCATACTTACGCCCCAACTTACTTTTCTCTATGACTTCCGCTACTTCGGTGCACTCACCAGCACCTGCAAAGCGAGCGAACTCTCCAGCTGATGGCTTCTCAGCTGACCCACTCACTTTCTTGTCGGCAGCTTCCATCTGCAGCACGACCTTCTTGGCCCAAGAGTAGCCCGCGTCGCCCCCCCAGAGCAGCCAAGCTACACGACCGGCGCTGGGGTAGCCCTTCTCACCAGAGTCGAAGCCTTCAGCCTTCTGGTCAGGCTGGTGACGATCGAAGTACGCCTTCATCCGCTTGGCAGTGTCTGGGCTGACGGACTTGCCGTTTGACAGGTCACGAGCACGAGCCACGCCGACGGCTGTTCCGCCGCGACCGAACTCACGACGAAGTTCAAGACCCCGCTTCGCGGCCTTCCTGACTCCTTCTGGAGGCGTCAGGCTGATGTGGTCGTACTTCTTTGGAGAGGCGGTGACGATGGGCATGCTCCAGAGTGCACAAAGAGAAAAGCCCAGATGTGTCGTTTAGAACACATCTGGGCTTTTCATTGGCGGAAAGAAAGGGACTCGAACCCTTTCCGGCCTTTCGGCTCGGCAGGTTTAGCAAACCTGTGTAGCGCTCCAAACTCTACCGTCTTTCCATACCCTGACTTGACTGGAGGAAGGGATGGGATTCGAACCCACGGTGGCTTTTTAGGCACACTCTCGTTTTCAAGACGAGTTCCATAAACCACTCGGACACCCTTCCACAACAACGAACATCGAACTGGAGGAGAGAGGGAGATTCGAACTCCTACACCTTACGGCGTACCTCGGTTTTCGAGACCGGGGCCAGACCACTTCCAACATCACTCTCCATACACGAACACGAACTGGCGGATAGCGAGGGTCTCGATCCCTACACCCGAAGGTGCCACCTCGTTTCCAGTGAGGGGTTAGCCCATGCCCAACTTCACTATCCATACCCAAAAATAAACGAACAGAGAGCAAGTGGTAGTTTATGGAGGTTGGCACCGTTGTCTTTCGACACTTGCCACATGACTATTGCTAGTCATGCTTTGGATTCGAACCAATTATCTTTGCAGGATAATCCACTAACATTCGGCTCTCTCAAACCTAAACCGTAGCTTCTGGTGCCCAAAGGGAGACTCGAACTCCCACGGCCCTTACGGGCCGCAACCATCTGAAGATTGTGCGTCTACCAAATTTCGCCATCTGGGCATCTCAAACTGGTGAGAAGAGAGGGAGTTGAACCCACGATTCCCCGAAGGGATCCGGTTTTACAGACCGGCGCCACAAACCGACAGTGACCTTCTTCCCATTATCTATCTAACTGGTGCTGCTAATAGGATTCGAACCTACACTACACTGAATCTAAATCAGTTTCCTCTGCCAGTTGGGATACAGCAGCACATACGGTCGATCTTATCACTGACCTGCTTGCGTTGAGTCTTCTCGCAACCTCGGCTATTGTCAGCCCTTGATTGAGAAGTGTCAAGGCTTCTTGATTCGTCCACCCTGTTCCAGCATCCCGGCACATTACGCTTGCTAGCTATTGGTACCCAGAGGGGGATTTCAACCCCCAAGCTTCTTTCGTCGCGGCGCTGTTTGAGAGCACTGTGTCTAGCTGTTCCACCATCCGGGCATTGGTACCGACGGTGGGGGTCGAACCCACGCTACACTGGCCCTCGACCAGTTGACTCTACCATTGGTCTACGTCGGCACAAGCTAACAAGCTATCTTCTTGATTATTCGGTTTTCAGGAAACAAAAAACCCCTCGCCGGGTTCCGGAGAGGGGTCTTTGTCAAACCTAAGACAGTGGCCTTAGTGTTCAGTCGACAAGTACCTCTCCGCATGAGCATAGGCTCGACAGCGACAAGAGCGCTGACGAGGAACTATAGCTGAGGGAGATGCTGAGGAAGAACATGATGGACACCTTATAGCACTGGTTACTTTGGAGTGCAAGTCCGACGTTTGGATCTTGCTGTTGATTCAGATCTTCGGCTTGAGACCGGCCAATGTAGTCTGACGACCAAGTTCCTGCATCACGCTGGCGATCACATTCCGCTGGAGCTTGATGCCCTTGATGATGTCGGTGTAGGGGGCCTTCATCTGCTTGAGGTCGTCAGAGAGCTTCGCAATGCCCTCGTCCTTCTCAAGCGACTCTTCTGTGTCCACTTCGTACTTGGCCAGTGAGCCAAGCTTGAACTGGAGTTCCTCTGCGCTGGAGGACAAGATCGTGTCAAGCACGTCCTGTCCCAACTTGTCGATGAGCTTCGCTTCAAGCTTGGCTCGGCGGGTGGTCGGCTTCTCGTTGCCGTCTTTGTTCTTCTTCGTTGCCATTTTGTATATCCTTTGGTCTTCGTTTGGTTGGGTGCTGTTTGTACAAGAAAGCGATCAGGTCTTCTTGACGCCCAGCTTGGGGGCTTCTTCTTCTGACTCGGAATCGTCATCCGAGTCAAGCTCTTCTTCGTTGGATCCGGTCACAGACGTCTGCTTGGTGGTAGCGGAGTCTTCGTTCTCCTCACCCTCAGCAGGCTCTTTTGTCTTCTTCTTCTCGTCCATGTAGCGGGTGCGAGCCTCACCGCTTCGCAGCAGTGCCTCACAAGCGCCGAACAAGGTCTGTGGGATCAGTTCAGGGTCGTTCAGCGAAGCAGCGCGTTCTTCACGGATCACGTCTTCAAGTGCCGCTGCACTCTTGAAGTCACCGTCGAAGTCCTTGCCAAGCCCAACGATTGCTGGGAACTTCTTCTTGCCGATCTGGACCTTGGTGTAGCAACCAATGAGCTTCAAGAACTGAAGCACGTCAGATGCTGGGTCGATGCCCTTACCGAGGTTCAGGAACACTTCACATTCCTGATGGCTGATGAAGTTCTTGTTCTTTTCGGTCTTGAACTTCATCGGCTGGTAGACTTCGCCGTTCACTTCAACTGGCTTGCCCTTCTTCACCTTGACGAGGTTGTCAGTGGAGTACTCCCACGCATTACCACCGGGACGCGTCTCAGGGGCAGCGTAGGGGCTTGGGTTGGCTCGAATCTGGTTGACGGCGATGAGCGCTGCATTCTTGGCAGAGATCAAAGACCGCAATCGACCCCACCATTCCGAATGCATCGTGGCACGCTGCGCCATGCGCTTGTTCTTCTCCCAGTCTTCCATCTCGCCACGCGTAGGCATGGTTGCCACGGAGTCGATCATGAAAGCCACCGGTGGCGGTCCACCGTTGCAGTCATCCAGCGACTGCAGGATCGACAGCATGAGTTCGTACGTCTCCACACCGTCCTTTGGACGGCTGTAGCGGAAGTAACCACCATTGGTCTCCCGTGGGTCGAAGCCGATGCTCTTCGCCAGCGCATTGGCGTACTCAGGGTCTGTCGTACCCTCGTGATCACGGAAGAGGGTGATGACCTTCTTTCGCTGGAGGGCCTTACCAGCCATCAAAGCGAGAGAGGACTTACCGACACCTGCACCCCCATAGATCTGAAGCACTCGACCACCAAAGTAGCCGCCGCCCATGATCAGGTCGAGCGACAGACAACCCGTGCTCAGGTAGTCTGAGCCACGAGATACGAGGTCAACGTTCTTGACCCCCTTCTCCTTCTCGATGCCCGAGATGATATCGAGAAGACTCTTCTTCTCCTTTGAACCAGATTTTGCAGTCGAAACCTTGGCAGCATCTGCGTCGGCAGATGCTTTTGGTGTTTTCTTTGTTGCCATTGTAACTCCCTAGCGGTCTAGCTCTGCACTCAGAGCATCGACGAGATTGATGAGACCAGTTGGTGAAGATGTCCGACGAACGAAACTCTTACCACCAACGTCTTGCGCCAAGAATTGCCCATTGTCTCCAGTGGAAACTGAAGAACGGAAGAGTGACCTTCCATTCTTCATGACCCGAACTTGCGGAAGCCAAACAACACCGAGCTTCGTCATTACCTCGGTATTGTTTCGGTCAATAGCTACACGGAGGTAGCTAATGCGTGGCCTTTGCTTCGCGAAGCTCTTGAGGGACTCATCAAGAGGACCTCTGTCTGCAATCAGGGAATCAAGAACCCGGTATGTCAGTGACTGGATACCGGGCTTGACCTTTGGCACAGAACGCGGTGGTTCTGTGAGAAGGAGGATCCATGCCTTACCTACTGTCGCTTTCAGGAGCTTTTCTACTTCGGCGACCGTAATACAAGACATGGAATCCACCAATCTCAGCATCCTAGTTCACTCCTCGTCGTCGGCGTCGGGGGCATCGTCAGCTGATGCTGTCGCGTACGAGCGACGTGGCTTGGCTGGCGGCTCATCGTCCTCTTTGTCGAGGCGGCTCTTGCCCTTGGGACGCACGTCATCCGCGTCTTCCTCATCGTCATCTCCCGTCAGGGAGGTGCGCTTCGCAGGTTTGCGTGCTGGGGGCTCATCGTCCTCATCACGTGCCTTTCGGCTGGGCTTGGCTGCTGGCTCCTTGTCGCCATCCTCTGGGACCTCATCGAAGTCCTCGTAGGAGCGCTTCTTGCCGCGAGCCTGACCCTGCTCACGACCACCACCAGCGGGCTTGCTTCCACCGAAGCCGTCAACACCCATCTTGGTCAACTGGTTCAGGACTTCCGTCCGGCTGCGGATGAAGGGCTTGATCATCTTCGAGATGTTGTGCTCTTCAGCGTAGTCTTCGAAGGCCGCGATCTCGTCCTTGGTCAGGGGCTTCTTGTCGCTCTGGCCGCACTCATACTCCGTCTTGCCCGAGTTGTTGCTCTGGGAGATGAAGATGTCGAAGCCTTGCTTCCGGTCAGTTGCGTCTGGAGCCTCATCTGGGTCCATGTCGGGGTAGGCCATCTCAGACAGCTTGCCGACCTTGCCAGCGAACTTCCCGGTGAAGCGAACCACCTTGACGATGGTGCTGCCGGTCTTCTGCTGAGCGCGACGCTCGATGATGTACAGGTAGTAGTGCGTCTGAGTCTTGTGACCCTTCTCGCACAGTGGGCAACCACCATCAACTACGGCTTCCTTGACAGGATCCCAGTTGAGGCAGAATTCAGGGAAGCCGGTCTTCCCACCCTTCTTCTCCGAGTAGAACTCCACGTAGTGGGAGCGAGCTTCGTGCACTTCTTCCCAAGCACGAATCTGCGTGTTCTTCGTGGGGATTTGGTACATATCCCCCTTGATTGGGTCGTCGAATCGACCACTGGTTCCGGAATCTTTCGCTGCCTTCTTTAGGGACGTTGCCATTAGGTTTTCCTGTGTTTGTTGGTTGCGCTAGCAACCGTTTGGTTTTTCTTTTCAAGTGCCTGTTGGAACGACTTCGCATTTTCATGACGAAGTTTTTCCGCAAGCGATTTGTCCTCACTGACGAACAGCTGGGCTGTTGCCTCGGCGAGGAGTGTTGAGTCTATACCCGAGTTCAAAGCCCAGAGCAACACTGGGAATAGGAGCGATGGGTCTTCCTCGTGAATCAGGGAAATAATCTCCTGAGCCACCTCAGATCCGATGTTTCGGATGTTGTCCGATTCGTGGATATCCTGAGTTGCCTGACTTCTGGCTAGAGAATCGCCAAGCACAAATGCAGCATCTGGACTGGTAACTCGAACGGCCTCAAAAGAGAAGCCCTCGTTGGCCGAATCATCATCAACGAAGGACCGTGAGGCGTTTGCCGAGTTCGTGTAGAACATCTCGGCCCTCTCCTTGAGAGAGGACACACGGTCGTCAGTCAGGTCCGAGTTACCACGCTGAAGAAGCGACAACTGGTACCACGTCGTCGTCGGTAGAAGTATAACACTTGCTTGACGCTGCCGTTGTAGCACTGCACTTCTCACCCACCACTGGCAGTGGGCAGTGAATGAGCTTCCGTCGACGGGGTCATAGTTTCGTGCTGCCCGCATCAGACCTTCATAACCAGCGGAGAAGTTCTCCTCTGTTGAGGTCACGCCGCGTAGCTGGTGAGCGAATCGAAACAGGAGTCTGGCGAAACCGAGGCAGACGGTCTGCACCATCCTGTCAATCTGGTCGTAGCAGGAGCGGAGATTGATGACGACGTACCAAGCGTCATAGCTCCTGATGCCGATCTCCAGACGGATGGCAGCCAGTTGCGCCTCTATCTGCTGCATGTCTTCTGTGTCACCCACAGTCGCTGCTGAGCACCAATCAGCCAGAAGCTCAGGGTACCTGTCGGTCAGTGCGTAGCAGTAGTTACCCATGTCGTCGAAGACAAGCCTGCTGACACCTAGACTCTTTGCCTGCACCAGTGTTTCTTCAGAGACGCCGTCTAGTTCACACTCACGAAGGCAAGTGAGTGCCTTGCGGGCGAACTCGTCATGCTTCGGCTTCAGGATGTCACTGTAGGCAGTCTTACCCCTTGACTCGAAGTCAGCCTCAGCCCGCTTCCTCTCACGAGCCGTCAGGATGAGCCTGTTGCGGTCGGTACCAGCACAGAGGTCACGAACCTGATCTCTGAGCCATGTGCGGGCAAAGCGAGTATGTGGCAGCAATAGGTGCGAGAATACGTAGTCAATTACGACTGAGTCGTACGCCCTATATAGCTCAAGAAGCTCGTCAACGGTCAGCTTCTTCGTATGCGAAACGAGTGTTTCAAGATGAGAGCTTGTTCGTGCTTTCTTCTTTGTACTCTTCTTGATAGACCTTTTAGTTGCTGTGGGTCGCTCGTTTTCGTCGAAAGAAGATACAGATGCTGGCATTGAGATCCATCCTTCATGCTACGCCCTCAAAGACAAAAGAGAGAGCACAAGCACAGTGTTTCGGGCACAGTTACGCCCCTCCTCGGAGGTCTAAGAACTCCGTTACTGAGGTGGGTGGATACTCCGTCACGGATGATACCGGCACTTACCGAGAATACAAGTACAGGGTGAAGTGCACTGACGGCTGGCGTAAACTGGTAGCCCGTTTCTATGGACCAGTCAGTGCAAGCACAAACGTTTGGTGCTGGTGTTCTTGTCCATACTTCAAATACCACTGCGAGGTGGCTTTGGCGTCCAAAGGGTCATCAGCTGTCGTTCAATCAAACGGACAGCGACCACGGTTCACCAACCCCAAGATGATCCCGAGGGTCTGCAAGCACCTATTCTTGCTCTTCGCCATCGCAGCCAAGGACGAGAAGAAGGTCCAAGAGAAGAAGAAGAGAGAGAAGAAGGACCCCAAGACCCAGAAGAAGGTTGAGATCAAGAAGGCTTCTGACAAGAAGAAGCAGGAGCAGCTGAAGGCTAAGGAGAAGCGGGAGAGCGAGCAGACAGAGAAGCGTGAGGCTCAAGCTGAGAAGCGCCAAGCGTCCAAGGAGCTTAGGGAAGCCAAGACCAAGGCCAACGCTGAGAAGCTCGCTGAGAAGCGAGCAGACGCCGCTGACGACCGCGCTGCACGTGTAGCCGACCAAAGAGAAAAGACCGCTGCTCGTATTGCTGAGCAGCGGTCTAGATTTGCAGGAGACAAGAAGCCTTAGCGCCAGCGACGGTGCTTGGGTTTCCGGGTGCCCATATACCAGTCGATCGCAAAGATCGATCCGACCACCAGAGCAAGCAGCACCAAGACCGCAACGAAAAGCGCTGGGCCAATCAGCAACGGGCTGAGCACCCAGATCCAAGACCAGCTGGCTACCTGCCCAGTGCCCGTCAACTTCAGCGTGATGAGCACGACGGTCAGCAGACCCGTGAAGGTAATCCCACTCTTCGTGCTGCCTTTTGCAGCCTTCGTCATGGTGGTTTCTTCTTTGACTGGCATCGATTGCTCCTTGAAACGCGGATGTAATAGAACAAGAGTAGTGTACATGCAGGGCAGCTAGCTGTCAGCGTCTCGGCCACAGGCGTCGCAGTCTTCGTCATCACAAAGCTCGGTGCCTTGGTCGATGATGGAGATCACATCTGCCAGCGTGGCAGTCCAGTTGATCCTCTTACCCGAGAAGACGAAACCGTGACCATGAATGCCACACGAGATGTGGCAGCCGCTCTCGTTCCAGACCCGGCCCGGAGGAGCATCAAGGATGATGCTGACCTCGTCAGCACTGGTGTCGATCTCAATCGACGTACCATCTTGCAGCTTTGCAACGAAGTCTTCGACCGTCTTCTTCGTAGTCTTCGACAAGTTGATCTCCTACTGTGAGATCAACTTGTACCATGATTGACTTGAGAAGTCAAGCACTACTTAGACAGGATGCTAGCCGCTTCTTCCATGAGGGCCACGGCTCGTATGACCTTCGGTGTCTTCATGGAGACGAAGTCCGCCACTCCATCAAGCCTTCTGGACAACACGGCGATGGTTGGCATGTACGGTCTGTCGAAGTTCCGCGTTGAAGCGGCAACAGTGGCGTCTGGCTGGTCGCCTACTCTGCAGGCAGCGAAGTCAGATACCTGCTTTGGATTGATACCAAGCTGCTTGAAGATGTAATTCCACAAGGTAACTTCGTCAGGGAACTTGATTGCCTCTTTGGTATTCGTGCTTGCGTAACCCGGAGTACGGTTACCCTTACCCTTCAGCTGTTCAATGTGGTGTCCAGTGGGCTTCCCCTTGTAGCTCTTGTCCACTTCAATCGTGAATCTGGGCTTCCCTGTTCGATCTCGTAGAGACCAAATATCAATCTCACCCTTACGGACGGCCTCAGCGTAGCCCA